GAAAGTGACTATTCATTTATAAGATTAATTAAATCCGGTAATTTAAATAACAAAAAAATATCAGATAATCTATATGAGATTGAGTCGTCAAATGAAAATATTTTTTCTATGCAAGCAACGATATGGAAAACAGAAGATTATATTAAAATAATGAATGGAGTTAAAGACCCTAAATGGTTGGAAAATAAAAATTATAATAATTTTATGATACAAAATAACATAAAAGGGTTGTATTATTATAATAATGAACCTAAAAGGGGTGGAGCTCATTATGATAGTGAAATATACCCATATATTGCAACTGCACTAGTTAAAGGTAAATGGAATCTCAGTGAGTATAAAAAAGAATTAGGTGATATTTTAGAATCAAATAATATTGATATAAATCAAAGAGGAAAATTTTGAGGATATGTTATTAGATTTAATTAATTTAAGAGGTAGATACAATATGGAGATAACTGGAGTTATCCATATTGGCGCTCATTTCGGTGAGGAACATCAAACTTATAAGAGTTTAGGTATTGATAATATTATATATTTTGAACCTGTGAAAAAAACCTTTTCTGTTTTAGAAGAACGAGTAAAGGATGCGAAGTTATATAATTACGCATTGGGTAATGAAAATAAGATGGTTGAAATGTTTATTGAGGAAGCCGATGCGTACGGATGCTCATCAATCCTAAAACCAAGTTCAAATTACGATAATGTACCGTTTAGTCCAAATGAAATTGTAGAAATGAAAAGACTTGACGATTTTAATTTTACCGAATTTAATTTTTTAAACATTGATGTCCAAGGATATGAATACGAAGTTTTAAAAGGCGCTAAAAAAACGTTGGAAAATGTTGACTACATTATTTGTGAAATAAATAGAGAAACTCCTGAGAAAAAATTAGATTATATTGGTAGCACAACTATTGAAAAAATAATAGAGTTTTTATCTCCTTACGGATTCAAATTAGTAGAATCGAATTGGGCCGGTGTATCTTGGGGGGATGGATTTTTTAAAAAAAATTAAATATATTTTTATATATGAACAAAACATATCTTAGCGATAATATAATAGAATTATTTCAATATTTTAAAAATTATTTTTACAATAAACAACAATGTATTGAGGATACAAAATATCTTTTAAAATGATAGTTTATAATAACCAAGTATTTTCTGAAGACCCATTACATAAATTTCATTTAGAGGATTTTCATAAAAATGATGATGTAATTATTCATTTAGGTTATAACCCATCTAATTTGATTAAAAAAAATCAAAACGAAAAACATATTTTAATAGAGTTAGAACAACCAAATAGGTTCTTACATCCTGTAACACATGATAGTACTTTTATTTGTGAAAAGTTTTTTAACAAAATATTAACAATAAACCCTGAATTTGTTAAAAATAGAAATGAAAAATTAGGTTTTGAGTTATATACTTATGTTTTTTTTCCTTATAGTTTACGTTACGTATCGACAGATAGATTTAAAACAAATGATGTTATCTATACAGGTAATAGAGATTATTATAACATTTGTAATAAAATAAATAACCGTAGTGTAATATGGGTCGGTCAAGGTGGTAACATACGTAATATAAGTTATTTGGAAAAAATAAATTATACTAAAAATTCTAAAATATCAATAAGTCATAACATTGTTGAGTTTAGAGATTTAATTCCGTTTATGGATACGCAAAAGGATACGGTAAGTCACATAGATGGTATATTTGGACAACATAAAGCCAGAACTATTGAAGCTGCATTCAATAAATCAATAATAGTACATATAAATACCGGACAAAAATTAATAGAAGATTTCTTTAAAGAAGGTGAAGATTTTCTCTATTATAGAGAGGGTTTAATTGATGATATTTTGAATAATTATGATAGTTATAAATTTTTATCTGAAAATGCATTTAATAAATCAATGAATAATTACACAACAGAACATTTCTATAATAGATATATAAAACCATTATTATGAAAAAATTTATAGTAACAACAACAATAAATAGTCCAACAATAGCCACAATTAAATTTGCCGAAATTGCCCAAAGAGATAACTGGACATTTATTATTGTTGGAGACACAAAAACACCACATAATGAATATAAAGAATTAGAATCAAAGTATTCTAATGTTAAATACTTTTCACCTGAAGAACAAGAAATAGATTATAAAGAAATCAGTGATATTCTTGGGTGGAAAACTATTCAAAGGAGAAACATTGGTTTTATCAAGGCGTATCGAATGGGTGCTGATATTTTAGCAACTGTTGATGATGACAATATTCCTTACGATAATTGGGGACAAAATTTATACATTGGTGAAACAATAAATGTTGATTTATATGAGCCTGAATTAAATGTGTTTGACCCATTGTCAATTACTATAAATAATCAAGTATGGCATCGTGGATATCCAATCGAATACTTACAAAAAAGACACAGAGTGGAGTATAAAGGGAAGACTAAAAGAAAAGTTTTGATACAAGCGGATTTGTGGGATGGGGACCCAGACATTGACGCAATGGCTAGATTAACCTTCAAACCTATCATCAAATATTCAGATATTAATTTTCCATATTGTTCTAACAAAATATCACCTTTTAATTCCCAAAATACTTTTTTACATAGAGAAGTAATACCATATTATGCGGTATTACCGTTTGTTGGTAGAATGGATGATATTTGGGGTGCGTATATTGTACAACATTATTTTCCTGATTCAGTTATATACTCACCTGCTAGCGTTTATCAGGATAGAAATGTCCAAGATTTAATAACAAATTTAGAAAAAGAAATAATTGGATATAGAAACACATTAAGTTTAATAAATAATTTATTAAACTTTGAAAAGGAACTTCCTGAGGAAACCTTGTTTTTTTATGAGAAATATAAAAGTTTTTTTTAATATAAAAATATGATAGACATAATTGAATTTAAAAATAAAGTTTACCCTAAGTTCCAATCAACCGGATTCGCATCTAAATTCTGTTTTCCGTTCGCATTAGAAGTTTGTAAAGGTATAGGGTATGATATTGGGTGCATGAAAAAAGAATGGTCACTACCTAACTCAATACCAATTGATTTATCATTTAATGACGGGTACCATGCAAATAATTTACCGGAAGGTGAAGTTGACTATATATTTAGTTCACACTGTTTGGAACATATTAATGATTGGGTAACTACACTTGATTATTGGTATGATAAGTTAAAAACTGAAGGTACTTTATTTTTATATTTACCAGATTATTCGCAAGAATATTGGAGACCGTGGAATAATAGAAAACACGTAAACATACTTAAACCTGAATTTATTCGAGATTATTTGGAGGATAAGGGATATCAAAAAATTTTTGTATCAAATGTTGACCTAAATAATAGTTTTATGTGTATTGCTGAAAAATGAAAAAAAAAATTCTAATACATCAACCCTACAAATATGGTGACTATCTTAATGTCATGCCATTAGTACAAAAATTATACAAATTAGGATACGAAGTTTATTATCCGTATTCATCACATGTCTCCGATTTAATAGAATATTTCGATAACATAATATTTTTTGAGATAGGTACTGAAGATTTAAATTCGAGTAAAAGGTTTTGCGAAGAAAATAATTGTATTTTAATAAACTGTCAAAGTCCTAAAGGGTATGACGAACTATTTACAATACATGGTGGTAAATACTTCATAGAAGAAATGAAGTACTATGTTGCTGAAGACATATTAAAGTGCGGTATAAAATATGAAGATAAGTTTAATCTAAAATGGAATAGGAATTTTGAAAAAGAAAATAAATTGATAGAATTATTGTCTCTTAATTTAACAACAGATTATAATATTTCTCACTTAGTTGGCGATAATGGAAGACGTGGGAACATACCAGAAAAATTTTTAAATCAAAAAACTATTGAGATTACTAAAATACCAGGGTTTTCATTATTGGATTGGTATCCAATAATAGTAAATTCAAAAAACATTTTAACAATTCAAAGCTCTATCCAATGTTATGTTGATATAATAAAAAAAGACATAAAACATAATAATTTTTATTTGTTAAATGACACATCAGAATACGATAGATTATTAGTGCCGGCCTACGGATGGAATATGGAATATTTCAACAATAAAAGATTAAGGTGATTAAAATTTAACGAAAAATGATATTAGTTACTTACGGAACAAGACCTGAATATATTAAAATTAAACCATTGATTGATGAGATGGTTAAACAAAGAACACCATTTAAAACTCTTTTCACAGGGCAACATAAAGATATTGTCAATAATAATTCTGATTTTAGTTTAGAGATGAGAGAATTTGGTAACAACAGATTAGATAATATTATACAAAATTGCATGAACATACCTGAAAAATATTTTGAAGGTATCAAATACATTTTAGTTCAAGGAGATACGACATCAGTAATGGGTCTGTCTTTATCGGCATTACATAGAAAAATAAAAATTATTCATTTGGAGGCAGGATTAAGAAGTTATGATGATGAAAACCCTTATCCCGAAGAAAATAATAGAAAAATAGTATCAACAATAGCGGACATACACTTATGTCCAACTGAAACCAACAAAAATAATTTATTAAAAGAAAATATATCTGAGGATAAAATATTTGTTGTTGGTAATACATCACTTGATAATTTATTAGAATTAAAAAATAAATTATCATACACTGATAAAGTTTTAGTTACACTTCATAGGAGAGAAAATCACGAAATAATGGATAAATGGTTTAATGAAATTAACAATATCGCATCTAAATATAAACATATTGAATTTATATTACCGATACATCCAAACCCTAATGTCCAATTACATAAACACATATTAACTAATGTCAAAGTTATAAATCCATTAGTGCATGAAGATTTATTAAATATTCTTATAGAGTGTAAATTGGTTATAACAGATAGTGGTGGGTTACAAGAAGAATGTTCTTTTTTGAATAAGAAATGTATTGTTTGTAGAAAAGTCACTGAGAGACCTGAATCTTTAGGATTAACGAGTTATTTGGTAAAACACAGTTATGAACTATCTGAAATATTTGACGTTCATTTAAATTCTTACGATAATATAATTGGTGAATGCCCATATGGTGATGGTTATTCTTCTAAAAAAATATGCAATATTTTAAAAAAACTATAAAATGAAAAATATACTAATATTAGGTGGCGGTGGGTTCATAGGAGGACACTTAGCCAAAAGATTATTTAATGAAGGAAATTTCGTTAGAGTTGTGGATATTAAACAACACGAATATTTTAATATTGATGAGTTTTGTTCCGAATTTATTCAGGGTGATTTGAGAGACCCTCAATTAGTTAGTAAAATAATGTTCGCACCAAATCAAATATCAATCGACGATAAAGAAAATAGTTTTGATGAAGTATATCAATTGGCTGCGGATATGGGTGGAGCTGGTTATATTTTCACGGGAGATAACGATGCTAATGTAATGCACAATTCTGCGTTAATTAATTTAAATGTATCGTATTATGCGTCTAAATTCGGAGTTAAAAAATTATTTTATTCATCCTCAGCATGTATGTATCCCGAACATAATCAATTAGACCCAAACAATCCTAATTGTGAAGAATCATCCGCATATCCGGCAAATCCTGATAGTGAGTATGGTTGGGAAAAACTTTTTAGTGAGAGATTGTATTTGGCATTTAATAGAAATTACGGACTAAATGTTAGAGTTGCCAGATTCCATAATATATTTGGACCTTATGGTACTTGGAGAGGTGGTAAAGAAAAGGCACCTGCCGCTATGTGTAGAAAAATTGCCGAGACGCCCAATGGAGGTGAAATTGAGGTTTGGGGCGATGGATTACAAACTAGGTCATTTTTATTTATTGATGAATGTGTGGAGGCAATATTAAAGTTAATGGAAAGCGATTTCAAAGGGCCTGTTAATATTGGTTCCGAAGAAATGGTAACCATAAATCAACTAGCTCAAATGGCTATTGATATTTCGGGAAAAAATATTAATATAAGTAATATATCAGGAGATGACTTTAGACAAAAATATGGATTTAAATGTCCTGTTGGCGTAAAAGGAAGAAATTCTGATAATAAATTATATAAAGAAAAAGTCGGATGGTCGGTATCTGAACCATTGATTAAAGGATTAGAGAAAACCTATCAATGGATTAATGATAATGTTAAAAATGATGACACAAAGAAAAAAACAAAACACACAGCCGAGACCTGAACAGGTTGATAGGAAACTAACCAAAAAAGAATATATTAATTCTTTGGTTAGTAAAAAAATCAAAAATAAATTCTTAACGGAGAGTCAAAAAGAGTATTACGAGTTATTAACCAATAACCAAATTGTGTTGTGTTCAGGTCCTGCGGGTGTAGGTAAAAGTTACATCTCAATGAAAGCGGCGGTTGATTTATTGTTAGACCCTGCCAATTCATACGAAAAACTTGTGATTGTCAGACCGGCAGTTGAAGCGGAAGAAAAATTAGGTTCACTGCCAGGAAACGTAGAAGAAAAATTGGACCCTTATATTTTCCCATCTTATTATCTTTTAAATAAAATTATTGGTAAAGAAGCCCGTGAAAAATTAAAAGAGGCGGAAATTATTGAGGTGTTTGCATTGGCTTATATGAGAGGTATGAATATCGATAACACGATATTGATTTTTGAAGAAGCCCAAAACTCAACACCAAACCAAATGAAATTATTATTAACACGTATTGGTTTTAACTCTAAATTTTTCATATCAGGAGATTTAGAACAAACTGATAGATATAAAGATAAAAAACAATCAGGATTGTGGGATGCCCTACAAAGATTTAAGGGGTTAAACGATGTTGGTGTATTTGAATTTTCAGATAAGGATGTTGTTAGGAATCCCCTTATTGGTAAACTTTTAAAAAGATATGAAGAATGAGAATCGGTATTGAACTTAATGGTGTTTTAAGAAACACGATTGGCAAATTTACACAGATTTACGAAAAACTTGTTTTGGAGCAATCAGAGTTGGATACTGTCCATAAATTTGAATCAACCATTGGTGATGATGATTTTCAAGAAGTTTTTGATGACACATCAAAAGAATTTAAATATGAAATCAAAAGTGATGTAACGTCGCTTAATTTGCTTGATCATTTTTCATTTGAGTCAAATGAAGAATTATATGAATTTATGTATGAAGAACACGCAATGTCAATTTTTGGCCACGCATCTTCGGCAGAATATTCTACATTTCACGATTTACAAGACATATATTTAAAATACCGAGACAAACACGAATTATTGATTGTATCAGATGAAATGGGAAAATCAAAACCCGCTTCATTATTTTTTATATCTAAGTTCGGTTGCCAAATTGAAAAAATAAAATTTTATTCACAATTAACACTTAATTCAATGTGGAATGAAATTGATATTTTACTTACGGCAAATCCTGACTTATTATTGAATTATCCAAAAAATAAAATTTTGGTAAAATATGAAACAAATTACAATAAACACGTTTCTTCTGAATTTACAATTAGTTCAATAAAAGAATTTGACAATGTATTAGAAGGAATATTAAAACAAAATTAATTATGTTCAAAGTTTTTAATGAAAACTATTATGTTGATATAGATCAGATTGAAAAATATATAAATATAAATCAAACATCTGGCGATAGTGAGATTCACATTAACGTTGTTAAATATGAAGCTGTTAAAATGATGTTGGAAGTTATTATGACCGAGGATGAAGAAATTGATGAATCATTAGGATTAAAAGGAGGTAATGGTGTTACAATTCCTTTTAAAATTGCTTTTAACACTCTTTTAAATAAAAAATTAATAAATAAATATTGATATGACTCAAGAACAAATCCAAAAATTGGAAAAATCAATTGAAAACTTAAAAAACAAATCTGCGAGAATTTATTTCTTGGTTCAGGACACTAAAGGAAATGCAAGGGCTTCTATATCCTACATTTATAGGATTGCTCTTACTTTGAAAAGAAATGGTTTTAACTCAATAATATTGCATGAAAAACCTGATTATAACGGCGTTTCAAATTGGTTGGGAAAAGAATTTATGGAAGAAATTCCCCACCGTGCGATCGAAGGTCAAAATTTAGAAGTATCTCCCGAGGATTTTATTGTGGTATCTGAGCTATATGGGTTTGTAATGCCACAATTAACAAATTTGCCATGTGCTAAAATTGTTTTATGTCAAGCGTATGATTATGTTTTGGAAACTTTGCAGCCAGGTCAAACTTGGTTACAATTTGGTTTTACAAAATGTATCACAACATCAGAAGACCAAAAGCAATATGTTTCATCGTTTATGAAGGGAATATCTTTTGACATTTTACCACCTGTTGTTTCTGAAGTTTTCACAAAACAAGAATTGCCCGCTAAACCAATCATTGCAATCCACACAAGAGACCAAAGGGACACAATGACCTTAATTAAAACTTTTTATTTAAAATACCCCCAATATAGGTGGGTAACTTTTAGAGATATGAGAGGACTGTCTGAAAAAGAATTTGCAAACGCACTTAAAGATTGTTTTTTATCTGTATGGATAGATCCTACTAGCGGTTTTGGAACATTCCCACTTGAATCAATGAAAGTTGGTGTTCCTGTTATTGGTAAAATACCAAATTTATTTCCAGAATGGATGAATGAGGATAACGGAGTTTGGATCAGAGAACACAATCAAATTGTAGATTTTGTTTCTGACTTTTTACATAACTGGCTTGAAGATAATATTAGTGATGAACTGTATCAGAACATTGAAAAAACTGCAAACAAATATTCAGATTATTCAAAATTTGAAGGTCAGGTGGTTGAACTTTTTTCAAAATACATTGAAACTAGATTGGAACCGTTCCAAGAACAATTAACTAAACTTGAAACAACTTAAAATATGGAACAAAAATTAAATCTATCGGTTATTTTGCCGATAAAATCCGCGAGAGTAAAAGATTTTTCAGAGCTTTTTGATAAAGCGATAACATCTTTAAAAACACAAAAATTACCGTTTAACGAACTTATTATTGTTCATACCGATGAAGACACCTTGGTAAGCGCGATTGAGAGTTATGATTTTGGTGACATAAATGTTAAAAAACTTGTATGGACTGAAACCCCCAATTATGCGGCTCAGATAAATTATGGTGTAGAAAACACCGATTCTGAATGGATATCATTTTTTGAATTTGATGATGAGTATTCAAGTATTTGGTTTAAAAATGTTCAGATATATGTTAACGCATATAAAGATGTTGACGCATTTTTGCCAATCGTTGTTGATATTGATGAGAAAGGAGTATTTGCCGGTTTCACAAACGAAGCGACCTTTGCGGCAAACTTCACGTCTGATATCGGAATTTTAAATAACGAAATTTTACAAAATTATCAAAACTTCCAATCTTCTGGTATGGTAATTAAAAAATCCATATTTGAAAGATTTGGTAAATTTAAACCATCATTCAAATTGACATTTGTTTATGAATTTATGTTAAGAATGACGCATAATTCAATAAAGATTATGTCTATTCCGAAAATCGGATATAAACATGTTAATCTCAGAGAAGGATCAATTTTTTGGAATTATAAAAATGGAACTGAAGTAATGGTTCCCGATGAAATCAAATTTTGGATTGATTCGGCAAAAAAAGAATATTTTTTCACTGTTGATAGACAAATAAAATATGAACCACAAACTGTTTAATGACGTTAAGTGCAGACACGGTCAATGAAACAAAAAGAAAATCCAAAAAGAAAAATTCTGATAACTATTTTGACGAAAAAGAAGAATCTGCTGTAAGGTTATATTTGTCAGCTTCAACATTTGAAGAAAAAAACAAAATTTATAACCAATCTTTGAGAAAACCTTTGGACAAAATGATATCGTCAATTATAAGACGATATAAATTATACAGAAAAGATATGGATTTTAATGAAATTCATGCGGATACCCATTCTTTTTTGATGACAAAAATTGAAAAATTTAAACCATCAAAAGAAAAAAAGGCGTATTCGTATTTCGGAACAATATGTAAAAATTATCTTATGGGTCAAATTATAAAAGACCAAAAGGATATGAACCGAAAAATCTCATATGAAGACATTTCAAGTGATTTAGAAAATGAAGCAAGGGAGGATTTAATTTATTATCTTGATTCAGATACCATAGAAATCGAGGATATTATAAACGGTTTTTTAGATAAGTTATATGAAATCTTACAAGAAAATGATTTAACAGACAACGAAAAAAAGTTGGGTGAATCATTATATGAAATATTCATAAACTACAACAATATCTTTATTAGTTCAGATAATAATAAATTTAATAAGAATGTTATTTTACTCTCACTTAGAGAAATGACAAATTTATCAACAAAAGAAATAAGAATTTGTCTTAAAAAATATAAAAAGGCTTACAACGATTTGTTGCAAAATATTGTAAAATAAGATATTTATAAATATGTCTAGACCTCAAAAAAAGAAAATAGAATTAACTAAAGAGTCAATGCTCTCGTTAATGCAAGAAATCTATAACGAACTTGTTGAACAAAGAAGTACAGCGTTAAGAATTCAAAATAAGATGTTGTCAATGATGAAAGATCCTGAAGATATGACTCTGATCGGTCCTGTAATTGAAAAACAACAAAAAATTATTAACGACTGTGTAGAAAAAAAACTTCAACTCTCAAAATTACAATCATCTATATGGGAAAAATCTTCAAACAATCAAGAAAGTTTTTCTATTTCAGATATGGATGATGATTTGATTGACGATTTGATAAAAAAAGACATTGAGTCAAACAAAACGTTCAAACTAAAGTAAAATGTCTGATCTTGCAAAAGGATATTTTGATGCTGGTAGTAAAATCGCCAGTTTAAAAACTTTTCGCCAAATAAAGGGGGATATTAAATCTTTATCCGCCAAGGCAAATAGTTCAACAGAGCCTGCAAACAAAAATATTTCAAACACTTTATCAAAAATTGAGGACCAAAAAAACAGATTACAAAAGGAAGTTGAAGGTCAATTTCAGCAATTAATAAAATTAATCTTAGCCAATAGAGGTACCGGTTTATCTTCAACAAAATACTTAAAAGGAGTATTATTGAAATCAATAAAAACGATACGACCTGAGATCGAACAAATAGTTGTTGATGAAATAGTCAAACTTTTGGGATGTTCGCAACAGCAAACCTACGATGGTAATCAAAGTTTATACATTAAAGTTAAAAACGTTGATTTTAAAGGTAATTTGAAAATAGACCCGGAATCTAAAGTTGGAAAAACAAAGTACGAAAGGCAGAAAAATTTAAATACCGGTGATTTAAAATATCCGATGAATCGTCAATTACGTCAAAGAATTTTAGATGAGGGCATTTCTTACAAATTTAAAGGGGCTTCAGGTCAGGATTTGTTTGATATAACATATGTACAACAAGATAACTTAGGACAGCCAGGAGATTTTTTTAAAATTGATTTAATTAATAGACAAAATTCTGTTAATAAAATAGCATCATTTTTAAGAGATTATTACAAAAGGATGTCCTTTGTTGAATTTAATGTTGTTATTTCTGAACTAATGAATGCTATTACAGGTTGCGTATCATCAGAGTTAAACTTAGGGGTTAACAATACTAAAGATAGCACTAAGTTTGGTAGAATAATGGCAAGAGTTCTTGGTTTATGTTTTGACACAAGACAAGAAATTGATGTAAGCGGTGTTGCTAAAACAGGCGAGTTAGACAACTTGGATGATGATTTTTTTGAATTTAACGAAGTTGATTTGTTGGCCATAGATCAAGAAGTATACAATATTCAAAATAGAGCTGTTGAGTTTGAGGGTTGCGATAATGTAAAATTTCCGGTTAATTCATTGCAGATTGTAGAATCAATCGATCAGTTAAATTTTATTGATGATGAGAATGATGATGAATTAATTAACGCATTTGATAATATTACCAATACATTCACAAACAATTCAGGATTTGGGTTAGAATTAAACGCATCGTTCAAACTAAGTTTTGATTTTTCTGCAATATTTAAATTACCACTTTCTTTGATCACATCCATATTTTCACCAAAAGTATTTTTGGGTTTTATGATAATGTTAAAATCATTACAAACAAATTCAGAAATTGATATTACATCTATGGAGGATTTTACAAAAAAATATAAAGGTTTTTTTGTTGGAATCGTTTCAAAAATTGGAGGGCTATTCATAAGAGAACTGTTCAAAATAATTAAACGAGAAATTGTTACATTAATAAGAAGTATAGCATCCGATTTATCTAGAGAAAATTCTCTAAAAAAATATGCAATGATATTAAATTTGGTAGCAATTCTAATTCAAATTATAAAAATAATACAAGATTGGAGACAATGTAAAAACATATTAGATCAAATATTGGCACTTCTTAAATTACCCGGTATTGGAGGAAACTTAATTCCCGCACCATTATTGGCCGCGGCACCTTTATTACCGGGTTATTCGGTAGAAAGGTCATTTGTTAATTCTATTACTGAATTACAAAAATTGGGGTTACCTACAGGTCCATTACCAGATGGTAGCCCTAATTTAGGTCTTGTTGCAATGTATTCACAATTAAAGGGTCAAGCTACAGAATTATGGGAGAACGGTAAAAGTGAAATTTTAATACCGCCACTTATATCGCCAACAGGACCCACACTTCCAAAAACATGGGCTGGCAAATTTGTTTAAAATGGAAAATTTAGAAGAAATATTATCAGATTATCAAAATAAACCAAATAAGGATTTGGTTAAAGCTATGGATTATTTAAATTCAGAGTTTGATAGAACAAAAAATGGTATAATAACTTTAACTCATCATCTAGATAATATAGAATCTAATTATAATAAAATATTAAAAGAATATCAAAAAAGACAAAATGGTGCAGGGTAAAATAGTATATCAAGGTACAGTATTAGATAATGACGACCCTTTAAGATTAGGTAGGTTAAGAGTTTTACCTGAGATTGAATTACTTGACGATATTAAAGAATCAATACCCAATCAATGTAAAGACTTGTCAGATGTTGAAACAAACGTAAAACAAACTTGTAAATGGAAAGAAAATGATCCTTTTGTTATTTTACCTTTACTACCATTTTCAATGAATATAACACCTAAAAAAGGTGAATTAGTTTATATTTTATATCCTTATGTCCAAGACCCATCCTCTCAATCAAGATATCTTTCTGACAGAAATAGATTTTATTTACCAACAACACCATCAACTCCACTATCGGTTATTTATGAAACTGACAATCAAACAAAAACTAATTCTATAGGCGGAGAAAATTACAAGCAACAAAAATCTTTAAAAGAAGTAGGCGGTCAAATACCAAAAGAAACTTTTGGAGTTTTTCCAGAGCCTGATGATAACGCTTTACTTGGTAGGGGAACTTCCGATTTAATTTTACAACAAGAAAGAGCATTATTAAGAGCAGGAAAAACAAGAGATTTAGTAGGACCTACAACAAATTTACCAACATCAAATGAAAAGAGGGCTTTTTTAGATTTAGCTAGATTTTTGACGACACAATCCAAAGGAGAACAAGTTTCACGAACAAGACTAGTCACTGATGTACAGAAAATAAAGTTACTTATTGAATATGATATTAGTAACCCTGAAAATCAACAAGATTCTTTTACAGGTAACATATACATTTATAACATAGATAAAAAAGGATTACCTGATAATATTAACACCAAGGATTTTAAAATTGATACAAATGTAGATGATTGGAAAGGAGTTCAATTAGCCGCTAGCGCGCAATTTAAAGCATTAACCAGCATTGGTGTTTCAAATCTAATTAACCAATACATAAGAGGATTAAACGAAGGATTAATTGATATACCAAACGTTACATTAATACCTTTTAGACCTGAACAAGGAAAACAATTTCCGTTTGTTTTTAGACCACACCCAAATTTTTATAAAAAAATGGTTGACGCTGAAGGAGGTCCAGTTGAATCAAATAATTTACTATCAATATTTCAGAAAGTCGGACTTACAGATGGTTCAAATTCTTACGGATTTGGTATTGTTTCAGCAAAAGATACTTTGGGACCTTTAATCAAAATAAAAAATGAAAGATTCAATCCAATAACGGTAAATGATCAAGACATTACTTATGGAACTTTGGGAGCTCAAAAACTTTATTTATTATCCCACGATTCACAAATTGGAGATCTTAGAATTAATTTAAAAGATACTATATACGGTATCACACCAGAAGTTTATTTGGATATTGAATCAAAAACAGAACCTATGGTTAGAGGAGAAAAATTGATGGAATTATTAGAATTAATCGTCAAGTTTTTAGTATCTCACGTTCATCCTTATCATGGATTGGCGGCTGTACCTGTTGGTCAAGACGGTACGCAATCATCAGAAATATTGCAAAAATTATTGGATGCTCCAAATACTATACTAAATCAAAACATTAGGATTAACTAATTTAAGGTTTATTGATATTTATAGATAAACTTTTCAAATGTCTATAAATAATTCTTATTTCAATAAAAATAATACAATCTTTCTTAATTCATTTGTAAATGCTGGTCAAGAACCTATTGCAGAACTTGTATATGGGTTAGAAAATTTAAATGAACCAAGATATACGTACTCAAGGTTTATTTTTGATATTAATTTAGATTTGTTAAAATCTAAAATAAATGACGGTCTAATTCAGACAGGTTGCACAAGTTCAATGACGCACACATTGATAATAACAAATACCGCAACTTTTGAAAAAGACCTTATAAATCAAAAAAGGTTTTTTGATTATCTAACAAGAGCTACCTCATTTGATTTGTTTTTATTTAGAATACCCCTATCTTCAGGAGATACAGGAGACCCCCAAACTTGGGACGAAGGTATTGGAAAAAATATAAACTTAGAAACGCAAGTTGATTTGAATTTATTGGATAATGATTTATCTAACTATTCTATAAATCCATCAAATTGGTTTGCAAGAAAAACAACATATAGTTGGTCAAATCCGGGAATTTATGATAATTCAAATTCTTTGACCGCTCAAACTGGTTTAAATTATTCAGCCCTTACAATCATTGATCATCAGCACTTTGAATTCGGAAATGAGAACATTTCATTTGATATGACAGATGAAATAAACGGAATTTTAAATGGAACAATTACAGGTGTGACAGGTTGGGGAATTGCATACACCCCAAATATCGAGAACTTCACCGCAACCACAAATTATTATTCGGTTGAGTTTTTTACAAGACATACACAAACATTTTATGAACCATATTTGCTAACATCGTATGATGATTTAATTGAGGATGATAGAGATTTATTTGCCTTAGGAAAGGCAAATAAGTTATATCTTTATGCTTATGATGATGGAAATCCGGTTAATTTGGATTCAAATCCTTATGTTACAATTTTTGATAGTTCGGGTGATCCCATCTCAGGATTAACATCATTGAACACTTGTAGAAAAACAAAAGGAGTTTATGAAGTTACAATACCAGCACTTTTGGGGTATAAAACACCTTGTACATTTACTGACGTATGGAGTGGAATAACATTAAATGGGGTATCACTACCAAATATAGAAAATGAATTGATTGTAAGACCTTATTCGTCATCAATAACGATAGGAACATCAACAAACGACCCTTCGGTTTATGGGTTTGATTATTATGGTATAAAACAAGATGAAAAAATACTTAACACCGACATAAGAAAAGTTGGTGTAATAATCAAAAAAGAATATACATCAAACCAACCTTTAAATAAAATTAACGCTTATTATAGGGTATATGTAAAGGAGGGTCAAACCGAAGTTCAAGTGCAAGATTGGACAAAAATAAATAAAACACCAAATGAATATTATTTCATTTTTGACACCAGAGATAAAATTCCAAATGAATATTTTATTGACATAAAATTGAATATTAATGGTGAGGTGAATACTTATAAAAGACAAATTAAATTTCAAATTGTTAATAAAAAATGAAAAAAGTTATAAAATTAACAGAATCAGATATTCAAAATATAATTAAAAGAGTTCTCAATGAAAGTCACGAAGATCGTTCAGATAGATATATGTTCTTTTCAAATTTAGAACAAATCAGAAGACAATGTGATATGTTATTAGAGTTAGACCAAGAAACAGTAGAACAAATTTTAGATGATGGGCATGATTGGGCACAAGACCATATTGCTGAGGCAAAAAATAATATGGACCAAGTTTTTGATTTTATAATGAATCACATTAAAGGCGATGGTGTAGAAGATGTAGAGGAAAAATCATTTGTCGGTATGATGGAAGAAAGTTCTGAAATTACTGAAAAAAAGAAAAAAAATACACCGACAAACCCAAAATTGTGGCAACAATCTTTAGCATGGGCCAGATCAAGATATAAAGTTTGTCCAAGTGCGTATTGCAATGGGGCTGCGGCAAAAAGATACAAAAGGTTGGGCGGTAAGTGGAAGAAAAAATAATTTACATAATTACACACTTTATCCGAAATCCATATATTTATATATATGGAAACAAAATATTGTAAAGAATGTGATGAATACAAACCAATTAGTGAATTCCACAAATCACAGAAATCATTATTGTGTAAATTTCACCACAATTTATATGGAAGAGAATCTAAAAAAAAGTATAGATTAGACCCTAAAAAAAAAGAAAAAGAAAAATTAAAATATCAAGAAAGAAAGATTAGATTGTGGAGTAACTTTTTACTCAGTAATTCAAAATCAAGAGATTGTGAGAATACATTATCTGTAAATGATATAGAAGAAATCTATAAAAAACAAAACGGATTATGTTATTGGTTTAATGTCCCCCTCATTCCAACACTAACAAAAAAACACCCCCAACAACCCTCATTGGATAGATTGGATAGATTAAAAGGATATACGATAGACAATGTGGTTTTATGTTGTTATGCCGCCAACATAGGTAGAAATGAAACTGATGTTGAAACTTGGAATAACTTTATTGATGTATTACTTAATAAAAGTAGTAAAACAGAAGAAAAATTCAAAACAGAATTATCCATTTTAGAAAAAAAATTAGAGGATATAGACGATAGAGACGAATATGTTATATATGATGAAAACTTAAATCAGACCGTAGTCAAGAATTTAAATGAATATTGTAGAAATAATAACATAAGTTTCAATACTTTGAAATCTTTGAGGAAAAAAATAAGTAGGAAAACACAAAAAGGAATGATAATTTTGAATAGAACCAAAGGAGAAGAATTGGAAAAAAGAATTTATAAAGTTACTTCACCTGATGGTCGTGAATATACCCTAAATTCTTTAAGAGATTTTTGTGTAAAAAACAATTTGAATGATAGTGCCTTACATAGAGTTGGTAAAGGAGAAATCAAACAATTCAAAGGATGGAAATGTGAATATTATACAATTGTTTTGAAATAAAAATCCAACCCACCTTATTGTTAAATAAAAAATTTTCCATACCTTTGTATTTCCAAAATTCAAGGTATGACAATCTATAAATTTTTTAAAAGAAAAATTAGTCGGTTAATCACCAAATACAATATTTGGTTAAATAGAAGACCGCTTGACCAAAAAATGGATCCCGATATGGATAGGTATCAAAAGACCTGTTTTCATATCGCAAGAAAACTACTCAAACAAAATGATTCGGAATTAATTTACGCCCCCATCTCAGATAAGAAAATTATAATTAATGATAGGTTGGGTATGTATGTAACTTTGCAATATCAACAAGCTTTTGTGACAAATCACGTATATCATTATTCAATACTTATGACGGCGAGAACTTGGAGTAGGGTTAATTATCTATTTAATAATGAGATAGAAAAACGCAGAAAATCTTATGAGACGGTAATACATTCTCAAATTACCTGCTCTTTAACAGATATTCTCAAGAAGATTTAACTTCGTTAAGAATATTTTTAATTAATAACCTAAGACCTTCATTTTTGGAGGTCTTTTTTTTTGGTTTGTATGATACCATTGTTGGCTTATTACCCGTTCCTGTTTTAGGTTTTGATTTTTCCGCTTTTCTTTTTTGTTGGCAAGCGGATCTTTTTTGAGAATCAGTCATTTTAGCCGCAACTCCAGCAGCTCTACATTTTGGATAACCTTTTGATGAGGCATCGGGTCTTCCACAAGGGGGGTGCCCACCACCTTCCTTTTTACGACAAATATTTACCCAAGGACCTTTTGGTTGTTTAGACCCTTTTGGTTTTTTCTTTGTACCAAACCAAACTGCCAAATCTTCAGTTAATAAATCAACATCAGTGTTTTGATCAATCTCAACCCAACCTTCATTTGTTTGTATAGGACCGGTTAAAATATTACCATCATCATCACTTTGTATTGGATGATTTTTTATGTATTTTGATATTCTTCTTGCCATTTTCTCTTTCTTTTCAATTTCTTTTTTTGGTGTGCTCATTTTCTTGTCGTAACTATCATATGCCAATTCAGCGTTATCATATTTTGAAGTCGGTATATAAAATGGTTGCATTTGCTGTTTATTAAACAATCTTTCTCCCGGAACTAAAGGAACGTTTGAATATTTTCCTGAAGAAAGTGAGCCTGTAGCTTCATTAATTTTATTTGTCATTTAAAAAAAATTGTTTATATTTGCATATAAATATCTAAAAACATATAAAAATGAAAAATAAAAATGTAAATCCACCTTCTAATTTGTCTGAACAATTCAGTAAAGTGGTTTTGGATAACTATCAATATGTTAAAGATCTAAATCAAGAAATGATTTTATTTTTGAATTCAAAAAAAAATGGAAAACAATCAACCTCTAGCCGTACTATTTAATAGATTAGAAATTAATTCTGAAGAACAATTAGAAACTATTTTGCAAACTATGGACAAAAGTATTGCATCAGTACTTTTGATTCATGCTGTGAAACACGCTTTTGAGAGGGGTGTTTATAATATAGGCGAAACTGAGGTCTTATCTAAAAGCATTAGAATTCTATCTAAAGAAACCTAATTATTCAACCCATTAAATCCGCCTAAAGCAACTGTATTATTTTGTCTAATCGCCCTATTTTGACCGTTTGTATAAATAGCTTGGTTAAAAGTGGTTGAGGTGAATGAGCCAGTCCCACAATCTTTACAGTCTCTAGCAGTAACACCTCCTGAGTTGGCTGGTGTTATGCATTGAGTGCAAGATGTGTATGGACCGAACGCTATGTTAGCTGTTTGAGCGCTTACTGTGGTTGCAGTTGAAATTGCGGTTATATTAACACATAGTCCGCTATCAAATTGATATGCTCTTGATAACGGATTTCCCGCAGTTAACGCATCGTCAGCAACAAAAATTATTGTTGTATTTGGACCACATGTGGTTCCTGTCATTACTCTTAGTGCCATAATATTTACTTTTATTATAAATATCTTAATAAAGTAAAAAATTAGATGTATTCGTAAGTTAAATTATGTTATTTGACTTACGAATATTTTCTTGACCCCACATAGGTTGGAGATTATTTAACGACCAACATTTCATAAACTCATCATCTCCGATTTCACTAATTTTAAAATATGTTATTGGTTTAATATGGTCCACATGCCACTCACCGTAATTATCCCAAGTCATATTCTCAGTAAATTGATTTTCTAAATGGTTTATTAAGTCATTTGGGGTATATTGTAATATATTAAAATAATGACCGTTCTTCTGTACATTATTTTCTTTCAGTACTTGATATATTGCGGTTCTGAAATTGGCGATTAGTTTATAGAGGGGGTCATTATGTTTACGGGTTTTTTCGTAATTACGTTTTATACCTCTAATTTTATCTATATTTTTTTCTCGGTATTCTTTAAGATATTCTTTTCGATATTCTTTGTTTTGTTCGTACCAAATTTTAGTATATTCATCTAATCTTTGTTTATTTTTTTGTCTGTATTTTTTATCTGAAATTTTTTTACCGCCAATAAATCGTCTACCTGAAGGACCTAATTCTACACCATTTTCTTTAAGTATTCTCAAAACTTGTTGTTTGTTAAGTCCTATTCTTTCTGAAATAGTTTGACTACCTAACAACTCTTCATTATACATTAATAGTATTTTATCTTTTTCTTCCTGTGTTGGTATATATTTTTTCATACTTATAAATATATAACATTCATCCGAAAAACCAAGTGTTTTTACAATAAAATAAAAAAAGGGACAATTTCTTGTCCCTTTTCGTTAATATTAATTAATTGATTATCTCAATTCATTCAAATCAAATGTACGAACTCCATCAACGGTAATGCGGCCATAGAAGCGGTTATTTACCATTTTTTTCGCGTATCTTGTCATAATCCCTTTAATTGGTGTGAAATTAAATGGATTGTACATAGTTGGAGTTAATTGAAGTGGTACATACGGTGCGTAAATGTAACCTGTGTCAAGTAACGAAGTACCTTTATGACCAATCAACACAGTGTTTGCTGGGAAGTATGGGTCACGATAAACTTGGTAACGACCAGCTAAAGTACCTACTCTTTCAATACCCATGTTGTATTGATCTTGCTCAGGTGAAGCGTTTGATACGTGGAAATATTCCAAATCATCAAAAATTGCTGAAATTTCAGAAGACACGATAATCCAGTTTGCTCCACCACGAAGTGTAGATTTGTGGATTTGTGCCGAAATTTGGTTGATCGCAGTAATCAACGTTTGGTTCCAGTCTTTTTGAGTGTATGGAGTAGTTCCTGAAGACAGTCTCTTCCATCCGTTGTAATCCCAACGTAGGTTCCAAGCCGCACCTTTACGTAAGTCACGTAAAATTTCACGGTCAATTTCTGCCGCAACTTGTTCAGAAAGTAATGCTGTTAATTCAGCCTCTGCATCGATGTTGTGGAATGCCGCAACGTCTTGTGCAAGTTCAGGTGACCATTGTGCTCTTAATTTTCTTTCAGTTACAGAAACTGTTACTGATTCAAGATCAAATGATACTTCACCGATTTTATCTTCGAATTCAAGTTCTTCGTAACGTCTGAAAGCCGCTTTGATTGGTGCATTTTCACCAGTACCTGACCATGCTGCCGTAGTGATTGTCGCCCCTGAATAACCATCTGGTGTTGACTGACCGCAAGAAACGCAAACAGGTACTTGAGCGTCAATTTCCAAATAAATAACACCTTCTTGGTTACATACGTTGTCGAAATATCCACCATTTCCGGTAGAACCGAAAGAAGTTGGTACTGAAGAATATGTCGGTGCTACAATTCCTTTACCGTATCTCTGAGTCACCACTCTAAATAAAAGAGGTGTGTAAACATTAGCCGTACTATCTGTTAGTTCATCAGCAACTGTTGAATTTGCGGTATAAAGAACCAAATTCGATAGAAATGATTCAGTATCAATTTCCTGACCATCAGGTCCAATTAATTTACCAACACCAAGATTTGTGAATCCTGATAGCGCAACAATAATTTTTCTATACTCCCCAGAAGTTAATCCTGTTGGTACTAACACACCGTTTGTCCATAGCACAGTTTGTGTGTTAGCGGTAATTGTTACAAAACGACCTTTAGAATAATCAAAAAGACCGCCAGGGTTCAATCCAGGTTCAGTTCCTTCATAGAACAAATCATAAAGATTTTTAGCAGCAGTTCCGAATGGTTGACCTGTACCTGAATTATATCCAGCGTTAGGATCACCAGGATAATTTCCAGGAGAACCTACAGGTGCATAGTGGTCGCCTGATGTGATATTTACACCATTAACAACTGAACCACCTGAGTAACCCTGAATTTTAGGTACAAAGTAGAACAATTTACCGATTGGTAAGTTCATTGCTTGTACAGAAACGATTTCGTTCGCTAACAATTTAGAAAAAACACGTCTAACAATAGGAAATACAACAGTTTCAAAAGAACCTGAAGATGAGTCAGAAGTTGCTTCGTTTATTAAAAATGACGCTTGGTTTTCGTAAAGCTGCGCCACATTTTCTTTTAGGTGACCTCTTAGGCCTTCAAGGAACCCTAATTTGTCCCATTTGTTGATTGTGTCTTCTTTGATAACTTTAAGGTGTTTCAACCCTATGTTACCAACAAGACCTGATTCTAATAATGCTCCCATTTTTTATTGGATTTTTATTTTTTTAGTTTATTTTTTATTTTGAAATTTTTGCCATGATATCTTTCATTCTCAAAAACTGAGGATTTTCATAAGTTTTTGATTCGATCAAATTGGTCGCAGATCCCGATGATGGTGATCTGTCAATTTTACCTTCAATTGATTCACTTATCGAACCTTTTGTTTGAGAAGGCGAAAGTTCATTTTTGATTGTACGATACAAATTTTTAGATTCTTTGATAGTTTCAACATCGTCAAATCTTCTTAAAATGTTAATTTTTTCTTGTTTTGATGTTGAGTGTTCAGTGAATAATCTTGTAGCGTAAGCTAGATTAGAATTGAAAACTGCAACTTCATTAAGTTTATCTCTAAAAACATTTAAAGCTTTGCGATATTCTTCATTTTTCTCTCTAAGAACTTGAATTTGTTGTTCGTATTTTTGTTCGTCAATGTTAATGTTGGATTTTGAGTAAGCTCTTGGTTTTGGTAAACCTCCTTTTCTAAATTTACTTCCCATACCTAATGTACGAGCAGCTTCCTTAGTTTCTTCTTTTTTCTTAAAAGGTTTCATTTCCTTTTTAACAACATCGGAAATATCTTTTTTACCTTCTTTGAATTCGAATTTCGGACCTTTGCCAATACCAACACCTTTTGTTCCTTGTTTCATTTTTTCTTTGAATCCACCTGATGGTTTTTTATATGAGAATTTAGGTTTTCCGATTTTAGCTCCTTTTCCAATTTTTGGTTTTGTGGATTCCATTTGGTAACCTTCATCCTCTTCTTCATCAATTTCAATCTCATAAACTACCTCGTCATCATATGATTCTTCCATTTTTTCGGAATCAGAACCAAAAACTTGATTAACAATAGAGTCGATATCCATTTCTTCTTCGTCCATCGTAATTGTTTCATCTTCTTCTTGATAGGATTCTTCCATTTCGTCATAAGATTCATCTATTTCTTCTTCGGATTCTTCCATTTCGTCATAAGATTCATCCATTTCTTCTTCGGATTCTTCCATCTCGTCGTACATTTCATCCATTTCTTCTTCGGATTCCATTTGGATCATATATTCCTTATCAGTGTTTTCGTCTTTTAAATTAACCATGTTGTTGTCTTTTTTTACTATAACACCATCATTCTCATCCATTGCTAAGAAAACCTTTAATAGATCTTCATCAGAAATTTCAGAACCTGATAAATCTATTACATCTTCATCATCAGACATTGTGGTATCTTCAATATCAGAATCCGTATCAAAATCCATTTCATCCTCATCGGAATCAATATCCATATCCATTTCATCCTCATCGGAATCAATATCCATATCCATTTCTTCTTCATCAGAATCAGTGTCAATTTCTACTTCATCATCTGTTTCAATCTCGTCATCTTCACCTTGTTCAGATACGATAGATTCTTTTACTAAATCTTTGATTTCTTGCTTCATTGTAGATGCAAGTATTCCTTTTGCATTTTCGGCTACCGCTTCTTCCAAATTCCTCATTTGTATAAGAGCGTCTTCGACTAAATTTTTTTCTTTTGCCATTTTAAAAATGTTTTATTTTTTCATATAAATATTGCTATTTTGAAAAAAAACCATTTTTAATACGTTTTTGCTAAAAAAAACTTAAATAAATAAAAAAAGGGAACCTTTTGGGTTCCCTTTTTCATAGAAAAAATTAATTAATATAATTAAATGACCTCTATAACTTCGTCAATTTTACTTTCAGCGATTGAAGTAATTCTCCAATCAAATGTTAAATCTTGATATCTTTTTGTAATTTTCGCTTCAATATCGGTAGGATTATAACCCTTGACAAGCTTTTCTTCTTTTACTTTTTTTATTTTTCCAGTTTCTTGATCAGGAAATTCATAATAAAGTTTTGCGATAAAATATTTTTCGTTCATAAATTAAGTTTTAATGAAATATGATATTTTTTTTTTAGAAAATCAAGTTTTATTTATTTAAATAAGTGTTCAAACGTTTCATTAAATCTAATGACTTGTTCGCTTCAGGTCCAACTTGCCTTTCCCTTTGAATTTGTTTCTCTTCTTCCAAATTCTCTTCAAAGTTACTTTTATCTTCAGGATTTAAAAATAAATAAGCTCCAGGTGTTGATGGAGAAGAAACTAAGTCAAAACAAATAAGTTCAAAATCATCCTGAACTTCATTTTGTTCTCCAATCTTTTTTAAAGATCCAACACCCCTTGATGAAATTCCCAAAGTTACACCTTGTCTTAAATAATTTGCCGCCAAATCACCCTTAGTGGAACAAACCCCCCTTTCATGAAATCCTGGTGATGTTAATAATCTTAATTTACCCATTAAAATCTTACCGTCCCACCATACATCAGTTATAATGTGAGATACTCTATCCAAATCAATCAATGATGATTCCGGGTGATTTAATTCAGATAATGAAACCCCTTTATTGATTATTTTTTTGTAATTTTCAGCCTCCCTTTTTAAAATTTTTTCAGGGTAAATTCTACCGTTCCTATTAGGTGTGTCATATTTCTGTAATACCGCATAAAATTCAAACGGTTTGCTATAATCCAAAAAATTTTTCGATTCCTTTAAAATATTTTGATTCCCAAATTCTTTAGGTGATATATATCCGGCATCTTCTTCAATCAAAATACCCTTACCTGATTCGTAGGCTTTTAAAATTTTAAGTTCTTTCATTTTTATATTTTTATATAAATACTTTGAACTTTATATTTCTACCTCAACCAATTGTGATTTATCTTTTTTGGTAATGTGAAAATTAAAATAATCGTTATTTTTGAATATTTCTTGATGAATACAGCTTACTATTTTTTTAACAGATTTTTTTAGAGTTGTTGATTTAAAATCCATTTCCTCTAAAAGATATAGATTAATCTCTAAATTCATAAATGACCTTTTTTTGTATTGTATTCCACTTGTTCGTAAATCTAAATCAACAATAAATTTTTCGTCAAATAAACTTCTGTCAATACAGTTATAAACTGAATGTTTCACTGATCTTGACATATTTAACACAACCCTCGTCCAATTATTAAAATCGTCTTTTGGTTCTACCCATGTTTGAATGTTTATGTAAATTGATTTTAAACTTTTTGAATCTACTGTACCATAATTAACTTTTGATGATCTAAACCCGCTTATTTTTGCGGTTTTTCCTTTTTTCATTCTCTCATTTTTTCCATGTTTATTGTTATGAAAAAAAATTAGATGATTATTATCAAATTGTCAAAATTATATGTTATTAACCAAGTTTTTCAATCGGAAATATTCTAAACGATCAAATTTTTTTCTTTTGATGGTGTCTATTGTTTCTGAAATTGTATTTTTAACATTTTGGTCATCTTCATTTTCCATAGCAACAACAAGTTTAACAACAGCCTCATCTTTAAAAGAATTATATTTTTCCATTAAAACCTGATCACTTTCGTTTAATAATGATGTAAGTTCTTTTTTTTCTGATTCATTCAAAGTTGAAATAAAATCGTCAATTGTTTTATTTGCGATCTTAACCATAGAAGATATCGGAAGATAAATTGGAGTTTTTTCCTCAATTATCTCTTTTTTCATTAATGTCTCAACTATAGCATGTTTGCTTTTAACTTTATTTTCCAAAAATGCAACATCATATGAATTATAAAATAAATTATCAATTGTGATGTATTGATTATGCGAATTAATTCCAATTGTCCATTTTCTTATTCTATCCAAATCACTTCTATCTATTTTGTTTGATATGTTTTCAAACATAGTTATTGATTCAAAAACAAAATCTTCTGCAACATTTTTATCATATCCTTTGTTTGATGATAATTCATCATATAGATAAAATAATTTTGATATGTTTTTATTTGATAAAACATTCTTGTTAAAATTTTTTATTTCTTCTTTAAAAGTACCTTTTGTGTAAGCTTCAGATAATAATTTTTCAACTTTTGATTTTAATACACCTATTTTCATTTTTTTTCTGTTTTAATATAAATATCAATCATTTAATAATCTGTCAAGTTCATCGCCAATATCACCCAAAGAATTTCTTGCCTTTGACAAATCAATAAAATCATCGTCACTTAGCATATCATTTCGTTCAAGCAAAATGTTCATATTATCTCTTATTTTTGATTCTGGCGTTACACCCGCTTCACCACCTGGTTCAGGTGCTGGTGGTGGAGGTGGAGGTGGTGGAGCTTCAGATCCCAATCCTCCCATATCTCCCATACCACCAGGCGGTGGTGGTGGAGCGGTACCGGCAGCTGCAGTTGTCCCTGTTTGCTGACCGTATAATTTATCAACATTGTCAAATATTCCTGTATGAACTATAATTGTTGCAGTATTTGTTAATTCAGCACCAACCGCTTTTTCAATTCTTTGCTGTTGTAGATCAAGTTTAATTTCTTCATCAGAAAAACCTAACACATGTTTTTTAGCCCACGAAACTGATACAGGGGCAATTCCTTCAATAGCGGTAACTGCATCTTTATAAAGCAACATTTTTTCCTTCCAAACATCTATACCTAATAAATCCGCTTGTTTTGAAGGATTATTTAATCCCAACGTAAAATTACTTAATTCATCTTCAAATCCCAATAAAAATAAATGAATAATTGCAATTTTATTCATTTCAGATAACATACTTTTTTGAATCCTATTTATTGTTCTTGCAAAACGAATATCCATTAAAGATAAATTTTTTCCATCGCCGACTGGTTCCTCAAAACCTAAAAACGCTTTTGGCACCCGAAGCGCGGTTAATAATTTCTTTTGAATATACTCGATGTCGGCAATTTCTGATAAGTTTTGAGCTCCGGGTAAAGTGTCTATTGGACTCGCTTGAGCCGGATCTCTAACAGGAACAAAATAATCTTGATCAACTGCCATTTGATTAAATCTCATATCAACATTTCCTGTTTTATGATCAACAACTTGTTGGCGTTTGAATTTGTTTGCAACACGATTAACATAAGCTTCAACATCTTGATCATCCATATTTCCCACAAACACTTTAAAGATTCTTCTTTCGGGTGCTCTTGATGTACGGTAAATTAACATCGCATCCTCGGCCAAAATTAATTGTTTCCAAATACGTCTTGCTTTTTCCAACATTGAATTATGAACAACGACTCCATTTGCATAAAAATTATGATTTTCGTTTTCAACGTATATATCATAAGTTTCAAATTCACCAATATCTATTATTTTGGTTATCGGTTCTAAAATGTAATCGGAGCTTTTTCTATTAATATTATCGTGCTTTAAAGTTTGTTCTAATAAAGTGTCATAAAATGTTAAGCTATAGCTTGGATTAGAGGAATTTATTTCTCTACCTTCAATAACAGCGTTTTTCTTTCTTTCTCTTTTTCTAATAGAACCTGATTTATATCCGATTCTTTGACAAAGATTTTTTACATCTTTAACTAAAGATTCGTTACATAATTCTATATTTAAATGAGTTGACCATTTATCCTGAACGACCCAACCATCAGCGTCGATAAGACCCTCAAGAAATGATTTTTGAATTTTTTTATCACAATAAAAAATCCATTCAGGTAATCTTTTAGTCATGGCTTTACCATAAAATCCCATACGTTCTAAAATTGTTTTTAAACATTTTGACCATACAAGACATTGGGATTCTCTACCCTTATCATCTTCTATTATTTTAACAGGATTTTTAGAATATTTATTTAAAACTCCAATATAAAAATCATTCAAATCATCATATTCCGATAATGCAAAATAAACACCGTTACCGGAAATCCAACCATCACCAATCATAAATCCAAAAAATCTAGCAAATTCTTCATCAACAAAGTCAGGTATTAAATCAACGCTGTTGAACCATCCGTTTTTATTTTCGTCAGGTAACGATTTATCAATTGCAACTGGTACGTGTTTATGTTCGGATTTATCTATTATCAATAAATCACCAACTTTTAATTCTAAAGTGTTTTTATAGATAAATTCATTATTCTCAATTGTCAAAATTTTATGTTCTTCAGACGCTTCAATAAAATTATGTTTTGTATGAATTTGATAACAAGTTTTAACACCAGACTTTACCGTATCTAACACTTTTGATAGTACTTTTTTTTCTGTGTTTAAATCGAAAGACCACACCAAGTCACCCTTTTGTATGTGTTGAATTTCCTTTATACCAAACTCAGTGTCAATTTTTGTATCAAATTTCAAGCAAGTTCCATAGGGAAGTTTTCTATCATCACCCAACAATCTGAAATGTGCAATTTCCCAAGAATTAAATTCCATATCCCTCGCTTTCCAAGTAAATTTTAAACCAGTGTTTCTTGGATCTGTCTCCTTATTGTAAGTTTTAGATGCCATACCCATTTCTAATCTTTCAATTTCTATGTTAGGTAATTGCATACAACCAACGACACCTTTTTCGGGGTCTAATTTTAAATAAACGAAATTATCACCATACTTACATGTATTACGAGTCCACATAGGTAAGTTGGTATTAACATCAAGGGCATTGTTAAATAAATCTGATAATATAGATTTAATTCTTTGCGAATCAGAATAAACCTGAACCATTAACCCATCTTGATTTACTGTTGTTGATTCTTCACCGTATATGTCAAGAGCTGCTGAAATTTCGGGTGTGTACTCCATACTTTCAAAATCATAAAAAGATGCCAATCTTGTTGGTTCGTAATATGTTGCCTGTGTATATAAATTGTTTTCAATTTTTGTCCATTGGTTGGCAAGATAATAAGTTTGCTGAGCTTGCAACTTCTCTTTTTCAAATTGATCTTTAGAAGTTGTTTTTAATAATTCCTTTTTATCGTATTGGTATGTTGGATAATCTTGACCCAATAATGAATAAGGTCCGAATGTTTGTGTTAGGCGCTGCCAAACTGTAAGATTTTTATTATTTTCCATAATATAATATTAACTACAACAATAAATAGATAAACATCTATTTTGTAGCTAAAAAATAAATATCACCTCATACCACCAAAAAGCCAACCATATTTGACATAATCTTCTCTTGATGGTCCTGAATTAAAATTTGGATCTTGATATCGTGATGGTATGTTTGGTGACTGTGGATTAAATGCAATTGTTTTTGATGGTGTATCATCCACTTGAACTGTCCAAGAATTAATCATGGCCTTGGTCTGTTCTGTAACTTTTGTTAATTGGCTAAAAGATGACTCGGCAACATATAACGCCATTGCAATTGACATAATTAGATCGTCGTGACCCCCCTTTTGATGATCCGGTCTTCCATTTATATACACAAAATTATTCATTTCACCCCACAACCTTGAGCTTTTAACTACAAAATCGTGTCTGATGGCCTCCTCAAAAGAAGCAACAATTTGTACCCTTTTTGAATTGAAGTTAATTCCAGGAATTTTTTCAGCTTGTTTTGGATCGTATTTCCATTTATTTTGATAATCAACGCCATCAACATATAGGTTTTTGTAACCAAGTTCTTGCATTTTTCTTGATGTTGAAACTCCCATTCCTCCGGTTATATCAATAACAACAAATGCCGAATACATATTTGCCCATTTAAAACAAATTTCAGCCATAACATCTGGAGGTATTTTTCCAACATATTCCGCAACCTGCTCCCTTGTATCAAAATCAATAATTTCAAATGTAGAATAATCATCACTATCTCCTCTTGAAACATCCACACCCATCACGTACTTATGTCCCATAACAGGTTCTTTCCATATCCATAATGAGTTTGACATCATTCTATTTTCAGGTTCAGCAATAAAATTTTCTTTTATTTTTTGAAGTATTTTTGAATCAAATACGTTGTCACCAGATCCAAGAAAGTTTGTTTCTAATTCCTGACTAACTTTTCTTTTATCGTATTTTAATTTTTTAACCATAGATTCAAACCAACTTGAGCTAGGTTTGAATCCCTCGTGAATATAATCTTTGATTTTTTGCTGATGTTCTAAATTTGTAACATCATAATCATCAAATAGTATTATTTGATTTGGATTATAATTTTGTTTATTTAAAAAATAATCAATTATGTCTTCAGTTTTTACAAAATATAAATCTTTGGTGTATCTTGGATCTTTATACCAATACATCTCAGAGATTTTGAAATCGTTCATACCACGATTTGCCTGATCATAAATTTCATAATAAATCGGATCGTGACCGTTAGGTGTTGAAATAACGATAACTTTACCACCAGTTGATAACGATGCCATACAAGCTGACCAAAAATCTGAATCCGCCTCAATATAAGCAGCTTCGTCAAAAATTAATATTGTTGGAGTGTAACCCCTTAACGCATCTTTTGATGTCGCGACCGCTTTTACCTCACACCCGTTTGTTAATTTATAATGTCTTTGTGAATTTTTTTCTTTTGTAAAACCAATATCAACCCACGAAGGCCATTGTTCAACAAAAGCCCTTATTTTATTTGCCATTTCTTGCGCAGTGTCAAGTTTATTGGCGATAATCAATATTTTTTCAGGTTTTTGTTTTTTCGCAAATGCTAATTTTTTTGAAGCCCACGCCGCTGTAACTGTTGATACTCCGGCCTGTCTATATTTTAAGGCAATGTTTTCATTATAATTTTCATAGTCGTCAAGTAAAGCTACTTGATCTGGAAATAACTCTAATGGAACGTATTTAGATACTGTATTATCGTAGGTCTGTAAATATGTGCGAAGTGCGTAAGGGGTATCCTTTACGCACTTCACATATTCAATTAATACTTGTTCTTTTGTGTATGACATTAATTAAACTGTCGGTTCATCCTCATCATCATCATAGTCTTCGTCACCAAACATTCCTCTCTTGTTTTGTTCTTTAAGCTCCTCAACAATTTCATCAACCATAAATTGTAAAGCTTGTTTACCTTTAGGATTATCAGATAAAATAAATTGAGTTAGTTTGAAAAACTTTTTTGGATCCAAGGCTGAAAATCTTTGGAATAGATAATGTTGAATATATTTTTTATCCTCTTCAAATAATTCGTCGGGGTAAGCGGCGGTGAATTTTTCCCAAAAAATCGGACCTAATCTTAGATCCCAAATTTCTGCAGGTAATGTATCTTGTGACGCAATTACCATTTCAGCTTGACGAGGATCATCAGGTAATCCGTGAGTTCCTAACACCTCGAAAACACCTTTAACTAATTCGTGTAGTAAAATTGGAAAAGAAATACCTCTAGCTATAACAGTCGGTGGATCAGTTTCTGTGTCTATTTCAGATTGTCCCGCTTGTCCTGAACCACCTGCGGCCATCATAGATGACATATCTTCGGGATAAATCCAATATAGGTGGTCTAAAATTGATTGAGACATACCGTATAATCTAATTAGCTCAGGGTGAATTCTATTTAATTCATCCGCTACTAATTGATACATATAGTGACCCTTTTTTGATGCTCCACCAATTAAAGCGTTAATAAACCTTCTTTTTGCTTTTTGTTGGTCAAATTGTTCCATAGCATCCATAAAGGCCTCTAATTCGTCAGCGTTTTCGTTAGCACTTGCAAAAGCGTCCTTAATTTCTTCAGGTGAAGGTTCTTCAGGTGACCCTTGCATGCCTTCAGACGCTCCCATCATCCCTGAAACTAATTGTGCGTCAAATTGTAAAGATCCTTCAGGTATTGCTAATTCCTTTTTAACAAGTTCTACCGCCAAATTTTCCAAAAATTCTTTATTATTGGATTCAATTTGAGATATTTTTGGAAATAATCTCATTGCAGATTGCATCAATCCCATGAGAACTCTTTGTGGAGGTCCTTGTATTGATGATGTATCACCCATAAATCTTCTTACATTTTCTACAGATTGTTTAAACCTCTGAGAGGAAATTAACTCAACAACATCTCTGTCTAATTTAGGAAGTCCAGGGTGACCTGCGTAAGGAGTAGTTTTAGATGTAATTTTTCTTTCTATACTTGGATCCATTCTCTCTGGACCTTCGTAATCAATTGGTGCTTCTTTGATTGTTCTATATTTTGCCATAACTATTAATTAAAAATTAAGACCAAGATTATCCCACTTTAACCATGTCGGTACTGATTTTTTTCCCGCTTTAGGTCTTGGGTTCACACCTGGTTTTGGACTAAATGGTGTTTTAGGTTTAGTAGTTGGTGTTTTTGGTTTTACTATCGGCTCTGCAGTTTCTTGCTCATTTGTTTCCTTTTTTGACTTAGCTTTTGGATTTGGTTTAACTCCAGGTTTAGGACTAAATGGCGTTTTTGGTTTAACCTTTTCCTTTTCTTTTTCCTTTGGTTTTGCTGGTGCGGTTTCCGTTTCAGAAATCATTTGTAAAAATTCTCCTTTTGTTATTTTTGGTTGAATGTGTTTTTCAAGCAAAGATATGATTTTTTCTTCTAAAAACAAATTTACGGGATCTTTTCCCTCTTTAATTGATTTTTTAACATCCATAACACATCTCTCATACTTTTTCTTATCTTTTCTACCAACAGATGCGGTGCAGATAGCCCAAGGATTATATTTTTTTGATTTCTTTTTACCTTCTTTCATTTCACCCTCATTTGGCGTTGCTGACATAGTACCATCAGTATTTTTTGTCATCGAATACCCTTTAGGTGATGAAGGTAAATTTCCACCTTTAGGTCCTATTTTATAGGAAGGTTTAGACGGTTCAGTGATTTGAGTGACCTGCTCTTTAGGTTCTTTCTTTCCTTCGTTTAGTTTGTTATATAACAATCTTAATTGAGATTCAGTTAAATTTGCTAATGTTTCTGCTTTAAGTCCCATGTCAATTAATTTAAATGCTAATTTATTCTTTTTCATAAACAACTTGTTTATCAAATTCTAATACTATATCTCTTTCATATAGTTTATTTTTTATTGTTTTTTCATCCTCACCAAACCTGAATACTAATCTTTTTTCAATGTCAAAATTAACATCGGAATCTTCACTTTCCCAAGCCAATGCGATCACGTCATCTAACGCATCGGTCATAGAAAAAAAATCGGAGTCCTGAATTAACGACAATTTAACTTCGTCATTTTTTAGAACTCCAACCTTTCTAATAAGTTCTATGTCAGGTGGTAAAGGGTTTCCGTTTGATGGTTTTGATTCCCAACTTTCATCCCAAACATCATCTTTAACATCAGAGAAAATAAATTCATAGATGTTGTCACCCTTATAATTCGGACCTAAACCATTAACATAAATTAGATAACTCATAGAATCGCTCCGTCAGGTGTTATTTTATATTGTTTTCCATTAACTTCAAAAACCAAATTTTTCTTATTTGTTTTTCCGACAAATGAAGCTTTTGAATATCTATCTAAAAATTTGGATGATGTTGATTCTTGAATATAAGTTTCTGAAAGATTTTTAACTTCTCTCATCGTTTTAATTTTTTTTGCTTTTTCGGTTAAAAATTTTCTTTTATTTTGTTCTTGCAAATATTTTTTTTCCGATTCAGTTTCAACAAAATAAGATTTTATAATACTATCAACTTTTGATTCTGAAAAAATGTCATCAAATACACCACCTAATCCTTCAATCTCATCTTCTTCCATCATTTCACCCATCTTATTTTTGATTTCATTTGAAAACCTTCTTTTAACATAGTTGTTGAAATTCATCTCTTTTGTTTCTGATTTTGGTTTATCACTAAATCCTAAATCATATTTACCACCAATTAAACCTTCGTATTGCTCTTCAGTGTCATCTTCATACATTTCCATTTCAGGTAATTGTTCCTCAGACCCTTCCAATCCATCTTCAGGTTGGTCAATTTCCATATCATCTGATGGTTCTTCCATTTCAGGTTCTTCATCAGATTGCATTTCAGAATCTTCTAATCTACCGATAATTTCTTCCATATCTTCATCAGATAGAACAGACAAATCAAGCGCTGATAAAATAGAATTAATAACATATTTTGTATCATCGGCAGAAATTGGCTCATCACCTTGATTTAATTTCCTTAATTTTTGACCCAATTTACCTGTTAATTTTTGAATTGTTTTAAACGTAACAGTTCCTTCTCCATCAGTTTCGTCTTCAGATTTAGAACCCATATCGGGTTCATCCATTGATAACTCGTCGTCCGGCATTTCTTCATCTGACGGTTCTTGCATTTGATCGTCCATCGGTGGAACTTCTGATTCAGCACCAGGAGCTGGTGGTAAATCTTCAGGTACCGGGGCAGAAGGTGTTTCAGCCGGAGCTGGTGATGGTTCAGGCATAGGAGCTGGAATATCAGGCATTTCGGGTTTTGGAGTTTTTAAAACAAACTTTTTTTGTTCTCCAAACAAAGAAACCCCACCGTCATTTCCTGTTGCGGTATTTATTTCTTTTGCAATTAAATTCAATCGTTTAAATGCTTGAGAATATGATGAATAATATTTCCTATTTTTCATAGGCTCTAAATATTCAGTAACACCTTCACTAAGGGTTCTTTTTATTACGTATCCATTTTTTTCCTTATCAATACGATATACATTACCATCAGTTAATTGAATTGAATACTCGTTTGAAGTGTTTTCATTAACAGAATTTGGTTCAGCAAATCTATATTTGGATATTTCCAAAATTCGTGCGATTTTATCCTGACCTTCCAATTTTTCACTTCCTATCGGTTTTAATTTTCCCATTTTGTTTTTTTTAAAAAAAAGTTGATAATCCTTTTAGATTTTTTAATATAAATATATCGTTGTTATCAATTATTTAGTTTGACCTATCATATTGATCTAAAAATTGTTTCGCATACCTTATTCTTTTTGACATATTAGCTTCAAATATACCCATACGTTCATATTTTCTCGCAAATGTTTTAACCATATCTTTAAGATTATCTTGATTTATAAAATCATTATATGCACTTTTTTCTGTAGTTTGTAATTCCTCCCAAATAAATTCCAATTGACCAATTGGATTTGATAATTCATACCCTTTTGATTGCATAAATTGTTTCAAACTATCAAAACGTGTTTTATACCATTGAGCGAGTCCGAAAGCTTTTGACCTTTTATTTACCGCTGATGGATTTAGATTTGATTCCTGAAACAAATTTCCAGCAATTGCCGCAGAATGTTCTTTAGTTAATCCTTTTTTAACGAAAAAGGAAATGACTTGATTAGAATTTATAGGGCCTGTTTGAGGTATTTCATTATAATCAATTTCCTCTTCATATTCTATTTGAGATAGATCACTTTGCTCAAAACCTTTCAAAAGTAACAAGACATACAATTTTTTTAAGTCATCAGGCGCCGCAACGCCAGTTGCCGAAATATTGTTATTTTCTTGAAATACTTTAACAGCTCTTTGCGTTTCTGGCCCGAACAATCCGTCAACACCCCATCTAGGTAATGAATATCCCAAAAATTGCAAAGCTATCTGTAATTTTTCAACCTCAGGTTGATAAGGAATTTTTTTTCCTTGTAATTTTTCGTATTTAAATTGTTTTGCTGAGTTTGCAATATCTTTGAATTCATTCATAAATTTGGATCTTTCCGCTTGATCCATTAATTTTTGTAACTTGTCTGATTGAATTCCTTGACTTGAACTAACTGGACTTTTTTTACCTATTTGTAAATGGAAGTGTGGCGCGGTGGCGTGTTTTGAAGGTCTTGAATATTCGTCTATATAAGTAAATTCTGAATTTTTTTTCTTGTATTCATCCATCACTTTAATAAATTTATTTCTTTCTGATGGGGGATCCACAGTTAAGTCAATTGCCAATCCTTTAGGATGTTTGCTATTCATTCCTTGGTGGTATTTATCATTACCACCAGTTACTCTAACCTTGGCATTTGGACTTACTTGTTTAAAAGCGGTCAATATCTCAGAAACAGCTGTTGATATTTCCTTACTTATTTCACCACCACTGGTTATTTCAGATCCTTTTTCTTCATACCCTAAATTATCTAGTGTTGATCTTAATTGTGATGAGCTTTCTGATAATGATAATTCTTTATCAACCTTTTTTGTTTTGAAATCGAACAATTTCTCGATATGCCCACTTCTTCTCAAGTATTTGAATACAAGATTTTCATATGACATCTCACCTTTTTTTTCTAAACCTGATTTGCGATATTGCTTTAATTTATCTTTTAATTTATCAATAATTTTCTTTGATTTTTGAAGGTCTTCTTCTTCGTTTGCATCATTTAAAACAGTATCTATTTTTGATGCCCATTGGTCAATTTTAGTTTTCAAAATTGATTTATTAACTTCAAATTTTTCTTTTTTTGGTTTTTCCAACCATTCGTTTTTTATTAACGAATAAACTCCAGTTGATGTGTGCTCTTCATTTTCATCTTGAACATATAATTCAACGTCATATCCATATATTTTTATGTTTTGGTCAGAATTAAATATTGTTTTTTTTAATGTGAAAAGTTCCTTATATAAATCAATTTGTTTTTTTGAAAATTGATTAAAATCAGCAATGATGTGTAAGTCAAAATCCGAATACTGTGACCAATTATAATTCGCTAAAGATCCGGTAAGATGAACATCAGAAACAATAATATCAACCTTTAAAAATTGAATAAATTCATATGCAATCTCCAAAAGTTTTTCTCTAACCTTTGCGGATAAAACATAACTATTTTCAGCCGTTTTTTTCCAAATCTTTGAATTTAAATTATCTTGTAACTCAAAACTTTTAAGAATATTACTAGTTTCCATTAATAGTAAATATCCTTTATTTATGATTTTTTATAAGGATATGATTTTGCTATTTTTGAACTAAAGAATTTTCCTTGAGATTCAGACATTCTAAACTGAGTATATATTTGATGTGGTACATTTTCATAGATATATTTTAAATCATTATTGAATGTAACCTCTAACAATTTGGTTTCAGTGTCATATTCAGTGTGTTTGATATTAGATGACTGAATGTCATTTATAATTTTTGTTCCTTTAATTTCTTCTTTTATAATTGCCATAATTTTTTTGCAATAAAAATAAATATGACATAAAAAAAGAAAACCCCTCTTTTTGGGGAGGGGTCTTGTTTTAAAGTTTTAAAGTAAAGAAATTTTCTTTCGGACTTCCTTTTCACTTGGAGTCGGTATAAAAATGGCTAAAATACCGTCCTCAATTGTTGCTTCAAGTTTAGAAGTATCAACTTTATTTCCTAAATCATAAATTTTATGGAAAACCTTAGTTTTTTCACCATTTGATGTTTTATAAACCCTTTTTCCGTCAATGGTTAGTTTAGAACCCTCAACCTCTACTTTAAGATTTGATTTGTTAAAACCTGGCACTTCAAAAATTTGATAAAAACCATCCTCTGTTTTATAAAATTCATAATCCGTAGAAAAATAATTTTTACGTGTCGATTCAAAAAATTCTTTTGATAAGTCCTCAAAAGTTGTTGGTGTGAATAAAGAAATTGTGTTAAACATATTTTATAATAATTTAAAAGTTTATTTTGATAAACCGATTAGCAATATCTGTACCAAAATTAAAAACTGACAAAATGTCATATATGACCTGACAAATTGACACTGTTGAATTTATAAATCATATTACTATATTTTATAAAAAATTGTAATTATGAACGAGACAATGGATGACGGACCGTCACAAAGAAAAAAATCTGAAAACGATCACGGTACTCCTGTACTAGATAACTTTTCAAAAGATTTAATAAAATACGCAGAAGAAGGTAAATTAGACCCTGTTATTGGTAGAGATAAAGAAATTTTGAGAATCGCTCAAATTTTATCCCGAAGAAAAAAAAATAACCCCATTATAATTGGTGAGCCTGGTTGCGGAAAGACCGCAATTGTAGAGGGTTTAGCCATGAAAATTCAACAAGGTGAATGTCCGAGAAATTTATTAGATAAAAGGATTGTTCTTTTGGACATGACATCAATTGTTGCCGGAACAAAATATCGTGGTCAATTTGAAGAAAGGATGAAAGTTATAATCGAAGAACTTCAATCGCATCCAAATATTATTGTTTTTATTGATGAAATACATACAATAGTCGGCGCGGGTAATTCGTCAGGATCAATGGACGCATCAAACATATTTAAACCGGCATTGGCAAGAGGTGAAATACAGTGCATAGGTGCTACCACACTAGATGAATATCGCAAAAACTTTGAGAAAGATGGAGCTTTGGAAAGAAGGTTTCAAAAAGTCATAGTAGATCCATCAACAAAAGAAGAAACATTACAAATTCTACGAAATTCAAAATCAAAATACGAAGAATATCACAAAGTGATTTTTTCTGACGAAGTTTTAACATTATGTGTTGATTTGGCAGATAGATATATAACTGACAGAGAATTTCCTGACAAAGCGTTTGATATTATTGATGAAGTAGGGGCAAGAAGTCAAGTTGATGTAAAGATGCCAGAATCAATAGAAAAGTTAAAACAAGAGGCTGCAGATATCAAACAATTAAAAATAGATGTTGTCAAAAGACAAAATTACGAACAAGCTGCAGAATTGAGAGATAAAGAAAAAAAGGTTTTAAATAGACTAACCATTGAGAAACAAAAATTTGAGGAGGAAATGAACATAAATAAAAAAAATGTTCAAATTGAGTTGGTTTATGAGGTGGTTTCCAATATGACAAAAATTCCTGTTGGAAAATTAAACATTGATGACACCAAATCACTTATTAATTTGGAATCAATGATTGAAAGTAAAGTTATTGGTCAAACTGAAGCGGTGAGCAAAATCTCAAAAGCTATTAGAAGAAATAGATTAGGAATTAAAGATCCAAATAGACCAATAGGGTCTTTTATCTTCCTAGGTAGTACTGGGGTGGGTAAAACACATTTGGCAAAACAATTGGCAAGAGAAATTTTCGGAAGCGAAGATTCATTAATTAGGGTTGATATGTCCGAGTTTCAGGAAAAACATTCAATATCAAGACTAATAGGGTCACCTCCCGGTTATGTTGGTTATGATGAAGGTGGTCAATTAACAGAACAAGTTAAAAACAAACCATATTCTGTTGTTTTATTTGATGAAATTGAGAAGGCAAATAAAGACGTATTCTCAACTTTACTTCAAGTTTTAGACGATGGACATTTGACTGATGGACTCGGTCGTAAAATCAACTTTAAAAATTGTTTGATAATTATGACATCCAATCTTGGTGTAAAAAAAATACAAGATTTTGGAACAGGTATAGGTTTTCAAAAAAAGGATTATATTGTTGAAGAACAAAAAAGGGATACACTAAAAAAAGAATTACAGAAATTTTTTGCACCTGAATTTTTAAACCGTATTGATGACATTATCGTATTTAACACGTTAAAAGAAGAACACGTTAAAGAAATTGTCAAAATTGAAATAGAAAAATTAAAAAGTAGATTATCCAAGATAAAATACAACCTATCATTTGATGATACAATTATTGATATGATATCAAAAGTTGGTTTTGATGAAATGTATGGCGCTCGGCCTCTAAAAAGAGCAATACAAGATAAAATTGAGGATCATATTTCAGAAGAGGTTTTAAAAGGAAATATTTTAACAGATATCCAATATCTTGTTAAATCTGAAGATGATGAAATAAAAATTATTGAAGAAAAAAAACCAAAAAGGGGTAAATCAAAAAAGGAGGGTGAATAACCCTCCTTTTTTTAAAATTTAAAATGGACTATAAAACCTATCAGGTTTTTCCATTTTGAACCTGTATTTTTGATTTCCAAGTCTTTCTATCATTTTCTTGCCGACCTCAATACCGTTATATACATCCTCTACAACAACATATTCATTTTTAGTATGATAATCATAATATCCTATAGAAATATTTATGCAAGAAAAATCAAATAATTCCTTCAGTGCGTATACATCAGTATATGGGTGTGAAAAATAAGTTAACTTAGATGGAAATGATTCAACCAAAACTTTATTACATTTTGAAAAAAAATCTGAATCTCTTTCAAAAAGGACTGTACCAAAACATCTTTCGGTTATCATCCAATTTTCAGGGGCATCAAACTGAATAGCATACCCTACATTACTAAAAAAAGACACATCGGCTTTCCTTGAGCCGTGACATCCAGTTTCTTCTGAAACAAAAAACGCAGCCTTTAAAAAGGGTAGTTCTTTTAATAGTTCTAAACACGCATACACGCCACATTTATCATCTCCACCTATCCCTGTCGGATTTCCACTGTTATTGTAAGCTTTTAGTGATAATTTATATTCACCTTGAGCATTTAGTTTTTGTTCTTCAACAACATTAATTGTGTCTATGTCATGAACAGTGTCTGTGTGTGATACAACGCAAGGGAAATAAAAATCATCATCAATATGTCCGCTTGTTTTTGTTGCATAAACATTCATATGATTATCAACCACATAATCAATTTTATTTTCGGCAAGCCAATTTACAATAAATTGAACCATCCTCTCTTCATTATAGGTTTTTGATGGTACCGATAATACGTCCTTTAATAATTGATAGTTTCTTTCCATTTCACAAATTTAGTAAATATTTGTGACAAAAAAAAGTTTTTTATGATGGTGATATAGCTTTTGCCAATTTAGAAGTTTTATCAAAAACTTTTACCGCAGTGCCTAATCCAGGTGTTACATTGTTTGCCAAATTCGTAGATTTTTTTTCTATTGCTTTAGAAACTTCTTTAGTCGAATACTTTTCTACACCTTTTTCAGCCGCTTTAACAGCAGTTTTACCACTAAGAACCTCCAAATAGCTTATCGCCTTTAAGTAAAAATTCTTTAATCCAATTATCAATTCTCCAAAAATTGGAAGCTTTTCTAAAAAAGAAACAACTTTTCCAATAGTGTTTTTTAAAACCGATTCGAAATTAAATTTGGAAAAATATTTCATAACCTCAGGATTTCTCTTAACCCACAAAGATAGTTCTTGCAAAGTAGCAGTTTTTGAAATAGGAATTCGTTCGAATAACCCCCAAATATATTTACCTCCAGGCCCGAAAGTTATTACACCTGCAAGATCTGTCAATATATTGATTATATCAAAATTACCTTTGCTTGCTTGATAAACATCCCATGATAACAATATACCCCAAACAATTTCAACGGCGATACCACCACCAAATAAATCAATAATCACCTGTGAGGCCGCTCCAACACCTGATGTCATCGCCTCTCTGATTGATCTAAATACATAATCCCAACCTTCCTTTTTAATTGTTTCAACAAATCTATCAATTTCATCCTTAGCTTTTGGGGTGGTCTTAACTAAATTATACATTTTGGTATAATCGACCGTATTATAGTCTCTAGCCATTACTGAGTAAAAACTATACCCTTGAGGACATTTCCAAGTTTTGGCTAGTAAGTTACTATTTAAACATATTTTATTATTTTTAATATCTTTACTTAATGACCCTGAAATTGTAGTACTACAAGCGTTACAAGGTTGTGACCCCCAACCCTTTTGGGATTTAATTAACTCTAATTGATACCCTAAATAAATTGCCGCTTTCTCAATCCAATCTCGTCTATCTTTTGCTTTCAGATTTGGAAACCCTTGAGGGTAATTAAAAATTTTTAAATCCTGTTGGGTTGGTTTATATCCGCTATATTTACCTAAGTTAGTTGGTATAATTTTTTGATCAGGATTATTTTGAATCGCTTGTTGCTCTAACAGCCCATAAAGACCCAAAATATGGTTTTTTTCAGATTCAGAAATAACTAATTTCATTTATTACTATATCTCTCTTTAGTGAAAAGAATTAATTTTCTAACAAGATAAACTATTAAAAACGCAATCATTGATACTATCAATGATACTGGAGGTGAAACCTTCAGATTAAATAAAAAATCAGTTAGTACCGATCCAATTAACCCGAAACTTAACACATTAACCCCTAATATTTTTTGTAAAATAGCACCTACCTTTTGCACCAAACCACCTTCTATTTGACTTATTGGTGTTTCAAACCTTTCCGTACCAGATGAATAATCTTTTTTAAAAAAGTCACTCCAAAAACCTTCTTTCAATGAATCAGATTTAAGTTCACTTTTGATTATTGATTCTACCTCTGAAATAGGCATATCTAATACGTTTCCTCCAAAGAAATTATTAACATTATCAATTATCTTACTTGGGTTAGAAATTTTCATAAGATCTGAAGTTGAAATAGATTCCACCTTATTTTTAAAACTTTTAAATAAATCCTTTACTGTATTTCCAATGTCTTTTGTATAATCATCACCCGGATAAAACATAGAATCCATCGGAGCTTCAGAAATTATAGTTTTATACCCCCCCTTTTTATGCATTTCCAAAATTCTTTTTTTCTCATTCTCATTAATTGAGTTGTATGTATTTTTCATAATATTTTTTTTTAAATAAATATATTCAAATTGAAAAAACCTCACCTATTAATAAAAAAAGATGAGGTTTTATATCCTTGTGATAAATTTATTTTAGCTGAATTGTAAGTCCTCTCCGCACGATGGGCAAAATTTCCAAGATGTTTTTTTTATGGTAGAACCACATTCGGGACAATATTTTTTCAAATCCTTTGACGAATATACTTTTTCAGATATGGGTAATATTTTCCAATACGATTTTGTACAATAAAAAAATTCAAATTGTTTGTCTGAAAAACTAAATGATTGATCACTATACGAACCTTTTTCCACTGTTCCCGTTTCAATTTTATCACTAAACGTACTAGTGTTATACGAAAGATTGGTTGTCGTTCCAATATTTCCTGACATATTTAAACCATTGGTTGTAAAAGTATTAGTATTTCCACCCGTTGTTGTTCCAATATGTGGAAAAACAATATTTTTTGGATAAACTAAACTTTCATCATAAAATTCAACTTCAACATCACCGTTATTTTGAATTGCTTGTTTTGCTTGATTTGAATTTTTATCGACCTGATAAGTTTCAAATTTAAATTTTTTTGGTTGATCCAAAAATCTTTCAATAAAAACTCTTTGACCTGGTTTTAAAACAATTCCACCATTTGAGATGTAATTTCCGTTTAATTTGATCTTTGCCAACACCGATATATTTTTCGGGTTAAAAAGCTCAATTTCAAATTCATCGTTGTTTGCCAAATAAACACGATCTGAATTTTGTTTTAATCTTTGTTTTGATTTTGTAATGTAGGCGCAAGGTGCCGCTGTTTGTGTTTGATAATACATAATTTCCTTATTTTTTTAAAAGTTTATTTGAACTCCTTTTTGTTGGGTTTTAACCAACTCAAATGCCTTTAAGACACAAGGACCTCAATCACAAGGTTTAATTTAAAAATATTAAAATAATGATAAATTGTGAATAGTATTATAAAAATCCTCCAATGATAACTTTCTAGTTCCTGATTCCAAATTTCCACCATACATTCTAACAACAAGTTTTGCCGTTTCCAAATCAATTTTAAGAATCAAAAATTGTTTGTTTTTATCGGCCGGAAAATCATACCATTTATTGAATTTATATTTTTTGGTTATTTCATCATAAACCTCTCTTACTTCAGCGATATTGTCCTCCTCTACTTTATCTAAAGCTTTATCAATATAATAACCAACAGAATTATTAAAACTTTCACTATCAAAATCATCTGCATAAGTTTCATATATATAATCATACCAATCTGAAACATCTAATGATTTTCCTATTTTTTTTATTAATTCATAAATTGTCAGATCTTGCGAATCCGTTTTTTCATACAATTTAATCAAATTCCAAACTGGCGTTTTATAATTGTAAAAACAGTATTTTTTAAAAAAATTAAACTTTTCATATATATCACAATATTCATCTTTGATTCCTTGTTTAGCCTTTTCGTTTTTTGCTTGATTATCCAAATAATTGTATTGATAAACAGCGTCATCACCAATGTCAGGGTAAAATTGATCCAAAACTTTTGTGATTTGTTCATTTGTATCACCTTCTCCGCCAATTTGTAAATGAGGAGCGATAAATTTTAAAATCGTGTTAATTTTTTCTTTATTTTCATCGTTAAAATAATTTAACAAATAACCATCTTCCCTCCAAGAATAATCATCCGAAAGATCGTTGAATTCAAAACCCTCACCATAGTTGCTCATAATTAAATCAATCACCCAAATACTATCATCACTCATTTCAAATGTCTCCAAATAATCTTTAACAGAATCAAATTCCAATTCAACAATTGAATTTCTTGGATTTCCTGCAATATATTTGAAATTTTCAATCATACCATCCGCATGTTGCATAGTCCAATCAGACAAAGGTTTAACCCCATTTGCAATAGCTTTTAAAGCATAATATGACCCCATGCTAAAAGGATTAACTTTATCCATTATCGTATCATAAACAAAAGGATATTTTTTTAATAATTCGGTTAATGATAATTCATTATCTTTAAACGTGAAAATTTGTATAGTATTAACAGAAGGTATAAATATTGATATAGAATCATCATAATTAATCCTATCAATTATGAAGTATAAGTCGCCGTTTCTATATTTTCTTGACCACGAATCATAAAAATCTTTACCGCCGAAATACTTTGCGGAGTTTGCGTCCAAGATTTCCATAAAAATAAAATTATTATTTTCAAAAATAACATTTCTTCCTTCATTTATTTCTTCTTCGGTCATAAAACTTTTTTACATAAATATTAGTTTTTTTTGGTTTTTACAAAAACTTTCGTATATTTGTAAAAGAAAACAAGTTCTTTAAAATATTGGGCCTATAATTGGAATCGACTGGCGTAGTTAATTATAAAGAGCGTACCGAGGCTGAGTTAACCTTGTAAAACTGACTTATTAATTAGACGGAAACGTTATCAACAAACTTTCAGCAGTAGGACTTGTTCGTACTTCTGAAAAAGTAGCAGTAGCCTAAGGCAAACCTACAACGGGTCGGCGTACATTAAACCTTGGAACAGAAGTGCTTGCAAAGGGTGTGGTTTCTATCCAAAAAGAAACAAGTGGAGGATTAGTTCTCAGTAAACCGAACCACTTTAAAAATAAGGGAATTGTGAAGTTTCGGATTGGTTAGAAAACCAATGTCCTATGTACGTAGAACTTTATACTTAGTATGAGCAGGACGGGAGTTCGAACCTCCCTAGGTCCACATTAAAACCTCATTCCTTATCGGAGTGGGGTTTTTTAATTATTAGATATTCGTTTAGTAAAATAATCAATTAAAGGTTTTTCGTATTTTAAATACGATTCCCAATATGATTGTTCATTACCATGCTCGTCAATATCAGGAAAATTTTTACTTTTGATAAATTCTCTCACCGCATCATACATTGCGGTATATGGATCAGCCCCATATATTATTAATTCCTCTATATCATCCATTATAGAATCTAATTCTTCTTCATTAAATCTTCTTCTAAACCAAGGATCATAATCTTCACTTATCCCCATCATTTCTCTGATCCTTTGTATGTTTTCTTGTAAGTTCATATGATATAAATATTGTATAAACGAAAAAAGGGTCATCACCGAAGCGACAACCCTTATTGGCTATTGGTTTGGTGGTTGGGTTTCCAATAGACCCAAGTTAATTTGTAGTGAGCAAATAACTCGAATACGTTCGACCACTTGACGGATGCGTTAAATAGAAGGCTAATTCTATTTTTTATTCGTTTTGCTGAACCCCAAACGAAAAGTGTGGTATCACATCTTCTCACACTATAAAAAGGTGGTCTATTTTTTCTGATTTCACGGGTTGGGGTGTGAAACTAATAACAAGACCAAGAACATAAACAAAATACCCCCGAACACTATATTTTTTTTGTTTTTAAAACTCCCTAAAAATTAGGTGGCTTCATCCGATTCCACCGTAAAAGGGTCACTAGTTGCGTCGCTCTGGAGTTGAACCAAATTTATGGAGTGCTTATGAGACACCCGCAGATCCGACCTGCCCGCCCGCAATATGGCTTACGCTGAGATTACACGTTTTATTGGAAATCTTTTATAGGATTATGGGTTCCCTATGTATCCACCATCTTTTGAATGGTAATTTCCAGTGACGGTTAGTTAGACTAACCACTCCTTGAGGTACTAGTTACTCTTTTATTACTCAACTCTCCCCGAGAATGCCTCCCCAGTTAATCCTTGCGAGATTAGAGGTATTTCATAAAAATCTCATCAAACTTGCGGTTATCAGAGGCAATGAACGGCTCATTACTATGTAGTCACCTTTCACTAATACCTGACGGACACTTTTGCTCTTTTTTAAAAGTTGAATTTTAAATCGAAGTTACGTGTTGTGGATTATAGAAGTAGTGGTCCGCCACCGACTTAGTAATCTTTTGAATTACCAAATATCAAACTACTCCTTGAAGTGTCCCCACCTCCATATTTTAAGATTACTTCAAAAAGAGACTTTGGTAAGTCATCTTTAAGGATAATAGCGACACCACTCGTTCTTTATCATACCTTTGAGGTTGCCCCTTCGGTTTTAAGTATCCTTTCATATTGGAACTCGTAATAATATTATCGGATAATAACATTTTTTACAAAGTTCCTACGGGTTATTCTTATTGGTGTTCCCACCTCAACAGGACGACCCACATCGCCCCATCAATAATCCATTTCCCTACGAAGTTATCCTCGGTACTACAGGTTTATTGATATCCCGCTTGTGTACTCGAGTTCAAAACAACCGAAGTTATTTCAAACCGCAAACCCCTTACACTTGAGGATTCACTTTATCCCACTTTCGTGGTTTATTTAAGGACTATACACAGCCCATTATCGTTTACAAGTTATCATCATCCCGAAGGACTACTTTCACTTGATGGATAATCCATTATTTTAAAGAACATAATTCGAAACATGCTACCGACTCGCGTAAATGGTGAGTTTCCTCACACTATTTAGTCGGGTTCACACCAGACCTCCTTTTCGAATTGTTTGACAAAGTTACGAAATTTTTTTCACTTGTCAAGTTTTTTTTAAATTTTTTTTTCACTCGTTCCCCCCACCCTATCGAACTCAAATTAAATAACCTAAAAACTGATAGGGTGGGGTGACATCTAAATCTTTTACAAAGATAAAACAACTTTTTTAATTTGCCAAATTATTTTTAAAAAAAAATTGGAGAAATTGTTTTTCATTTAAAGAACTAATGTTTGACAAAATTAGTGAATTCAAGTAAACAAATCAATTTAAAAATCATATTGACTTGTTAAAAAATGTTAATTATCATTAAACTCACAAATAAACAAACTTAATATATGAAAAAACTAATTTATTCTTTGGTGGTGGTTGTAGGACTATCATCTTGCGGTGGTTCTCAAAGTGAAACCACTCAAACTGACTCAACTTCAGTTGATAGTTCTAAAGTTGATACCACAATTGTAGATACTGTATCAGCAGTAATCAAAAAAGATTCGGTTAAATAATTTTTTATCTAGAATTTTTAAAACCTCACCTAATAAGTGGGGTTTTTTGTTTTTTAATGTATTTATCTGTATGAATATTGATTTATATAATGTCGCTAAAAGATTAGTAAGACTACTACCAGATGATCTTAAATTAAATAAAATATATGGTTATATATTATTGGATAATACTTTCAAACAATTGACAGGCCAATTATCAATAGAACAAAATTTAAAATTGACCTTTTATTTGGACGCAATAAAAAGAGGTCTTGATAGAAAAACAGTTGATTGGTCTATAAATAATAATTTATATGTCATTGATAAAATTTGTTTTGGTAGGTATCCTGCTGAGATAAATTGTCCTGACTGTAATGGAAATGGATATAAAAACTGCGGTAATTGCGGTGGGTCAGGTGATGAATCTTGTAATCAATGCGGTGGTGACGGGACTATTGAAGGCGATGAAGGTGAAGAAGATTGTGAATACTGTGATGGTTCTGGATATGAATCTTGTGATGAATGTGGCGGAAATGGTTCAGATGATTGTGATACCTGTAAAGGCGATGGAACGATTGATGATGATGTAAATGTTCCCGAAATTACTGTAACTTCCTATATTTCTTATGATTTAAATTTATTAACTATTGCCGAAGAATATATGTCGGAAGTTAAAGACATTTCAGACCAACCTTTTTTAAGTACAAATTATCCAGCAATAATTACACTTGATATGGATTATAATTCAAATCATTTGGAGGTAGGCTCAATTGATGAAGACTTTTGGGATAAATGTTTTATAAATGATATCTACGATTTTCATTTTGATGATTTTTTAAGTAAAGGCGCGTATGGGTATAGATTACATAGAAAAAGACAATCAATACTCAAAATAAACGATAAATTAACGTAAAAACCTGTAGGTTATTACTCCTCCTGAAACTGCAAGTCCTACACCTACTCCGAAAAATAAATTTCTCGGATAAGTTCTAAAAAAATTTGGTCTATAATATATGGTTGGATAAGGACCGTAAAAATTATAGTCAAACATGGAAGCTCCTAACATCATAGTTCCAGCCGATATCATAAAAGTTGAAGACTTTAACTTTTTTTGGTATAAAATGGCCTGAGATTTGCCGATTTGACAAATACTCAGACCAATTATTAATGATATTAAAAATAATTTAAAGTTTTTCATATTTTGGTTTAATTAATTTCCATATTATTTGACTATAATCTTTTCTATCCCACATTGCAAACATTACAGAATGTAATTCTCTTTTATTAATATTAGTTTGAACGAACTTTGCAAATTCAGATTTGGTTGGTTCAGGATCGACATCATTATATTTTCCATATCTGAAATAATCGTGCATTTTACCACAATATTCAGATATTTGAAAATGATGATATTTTAGATTTCCAACATATAATTTTATTTTTTTATAAAATTCGTCAGGAACATCTTTAAGTAAAGATTCTATATCGTCTCCATTTTTAAGACATTCCCATATTGAGGTGGTCGATATTTGTGTCATTATTTTATGTAATCTCAAATATTCATCACCTTTTATTTTTATTCTATCTCCGTTAGAAAACTTAACAACAAAACCTTCCTCATTATCTTTTATCATAGATTTAAGTTCTTTGTAGTCCTTGATTCCATCGTATTTTTTGGCCAATTTGAACCCCAAATTTTTTATCATATTAGAAAATCTAACGTCATAATTGTCTGAGTATAAATCAACTTCTTGACCGGTTTTGGTGTTTATCATACCAAGTAGAATGACATCTTCAAAATCATATTGGCACACTATTCTATTTTGTTTGTATATGATTTCAAACAAATAAGTATAATCCTTATGTAAGGACGCGAAATCATATTTAAACATCATTTCATACCCCTTAACCGCTTGATCAGAAGTAAATGATCCGCGAGTTGCCATAATCCAACCACCGTTATAATAGAAAAAAATACCAAGTGAGCCGTCTAATTTATCATACACATCAAACTTTTCGGTTGCGGAGTGTTTTTGTTCACTAAGATTAAAAAATTTTTTAAACGGGCGAGCAACAACATTCCCATTGTCATCAGTTACCAAACCACGGCACATTAGAGTAATATCGTCCCACAGATTTTCATATTGAACCTTTTCATTATAGTTCCATATAGTTAATGGTAAAGTTGGATGTACTTGTTTATAAAGTAATCCCTCGTTATAATATTTCTCTAAGGTTTCTAACATTTTGCTAAATTACAAAAAAATTATGACATATACAAAAGGGTGGGATTATCTTTTTGAACCGCAATTTTTTCACCGTGCATTTTTCTAAATTCTTCTAAATTGAAAGGTCTTGTGATTAGGTGAAAACCATTTTTGGTCGGAATTGTGGTTATAGTATCATCTTTACCGGTTTGAAAAATTAAACTTTGGATGTTTGAAATTAAATTATTGTAAAATACATGTCTTTTAACCTCGCTCAAATCAAAATCTTTATGGTCAATATCAATAATCCATTTTTTATCTTTTTCATTTGAAAATGAACCGCAGACAGATTCGTAAGCCTTTCTAACCGATTTAAAATCCTTATTCATAATTTGATCAGTAACCTTTTTTAAGGTATGAAAAGCGATTTTTTCATATGACCTACGATTAAGATTTATACAAGCCCTCGCATTATGGAAATTACAAAGATGAATAATTTCATCAATTTTTGAATCCAAATATTCTATTGAATTGATGTAATATGTTTTGACCACATAAGAATTTGATCCAAGCTCAGGATTTTCTTTTTTGCGTTTCAAAATCTGAAGATGATAAAAATCATCCTCAGATTCAAAAGTTAGTAAATCTTTTATTGCAACTATATTATCTATCATTTTTCTGAAAGTAAAAATTTGTTTGAGATGACTTTGAATGAAACTGATTTGTCATAAGACCTAATAACGATACCTTCTCTATCAAAATTTTGATTTAATTGTGATTTATCATCTGCAAAGTTAATTAATTCATCAATAGTTTCAGGTAGTTTGAAATCCTCAGATAATACAGGTACGTAACTAAGACCTAAAAAAGCCATAACATAAATAAAATCCGCGAATTCGTAATATTTGAAATTATCAATATCAAATATATTAAAAAATTTAACAGTTTGACCGATAACTTTATATGGATTTCCTTGTATACCTTCACCTATAAGTTCACCCTGAAATGAAATATTTTTATTCAAACTTTTCATTTTATTTTCTAAATCCAAAATTCTTGCAACTCTCCAAAATGTGTTGGTTTCACTTTCTAAAAGTTCCAAATTACGAGAACATATACCAAACTCACCATCTTTGACATAAAATGTTGCAGAGGAACCATCAAGTTTTTCTGTAACATAGTAGGTATGTTTTTTCATTTCTTCATACTCAGAAGATAAGTTCTGACAATTATGAACAAGCACACCATTAGCGTAAAAATTATTTACATTTTCAACCCCAACATCGTAACGCTTAGATTTATTTTTTATTTTTTTTATTGTTTTAATCTTATCTAACATAATATTTCTTTTAATGCATTTAACAATTCAAAGTCACTCATATGATTAATATCACTTTCCCAAAGATAATAAACCTTATAGCCTTTTGATTCGATTAATTTAAGTTTTTTTTTATCTTTTTCCCAAACATCCTTAACGGTTAACCCATTTAGTAAAATATCAGATTCTTTATATAATTTAGGGCTACCATGCCAGAAGTCCCCCTGAACTTCAATTATGATTTTATTTTTAAAAATTAAATCCCAATTATAACTATATAAAAAACCATTTGCCGTATAAGTAATATTTAATTCATTTAGAATTGATTGTATCCTTAATTCTTGTTTACTAACATATTTTAAATTACCTCTGGCCTTTTCAGTTAAAGATCTTAATTCATCTGTTGATAGTTTAGATAATCTATCTTTTTGAGATTTTGATATTTTTTCTTTAACCCAACCTAGTTGAGCTGGATTAATTATATTATCGCCATATCTTAACTTTAAAGTTTCTTTACTTTTTTTCAATACTTCGGTGTAGTTAATTTTTGAAATTGCATATTTTCTTATTGTTTCATTATTAAAATTGTTTTCATATCCATAGTTTTTAAAAAATGTGTTTTTCTTTTTTAATTTCACATCTTCGGATTGAGAAGGATTTTTAACACCGTAGCGATCAATTAAAGTTTTTTCAAATTTGTCTTTATATTGTTTAGTTTTTTTACTTTCGCTAGCAGTTCGTTTAATACCCAATAATAAAATATAATTACCAACACTAACACCATATTTTTTTTTGATATCATCAATAGTACTCCCATCCAAATACATATTTTTAATATCGATCAAATTAATAGGTATTTTGGTTTCTAATGATTTTAAATATAGAACCTCATTTTCAAGCTTATTATTAGGGTGATGATGATTAATATGTATTTTTAAATGATTTTTTTTTATAAACTCTTTTTTACAAATTAGACATTCCATAACATATTTATTTACATATAAATATCTAACTTTATATAAAAAACAGAACTTAATCCGTTATTTTTACAACTTCATCACCTAAAAGTTCTTTAACTTCTCTATAACAATTAAGTTCTGGTAACCAAATTCTATGGTTACCTGTTAGTTTAAGAATTTTACCTGAAATTAATTCAATTTCATACCAATCATTATTATTTTTTTGTACTGAGTGAGAATTTATGGTGTTCATTTCGTTTTTGTTTTCAAAAACATTAAAACTCAAAACTTTACCAATATATTTAGTTTCACAAATTTCTTTGATTGTTTTAATACCATCTTCAGTTATTAATTCGGTTTCTTCAGATAAACATCTCACCTCGTCGGTTTTAGATATAAATGATGGAAACAAACCTTTTACCTTACCAGCAAGTTCTGCCGGAATTGGAGGCTCGTATTTATTAATCCCCAACATCATAGTTACATCCATACCAACCTTAAAATCTAAGTTAGTGTAATTAATTAACGATAAAGGTAAAATCAAACCTTGACTAACCTGTCCGCGAAGTTTTACGGTTCTCAAACGAAAACCTTCAGAACCGTCGGCCATCTTTTTATATGATGATTTTCGCAAAAATTCGAATTCAGGTTTAATAGGTAAAAATGAGTCAATTTCGCAATAAACTACTTTGTCACCAACTTTGTGACCTACATCTTTTGCAACAACTACTTTCCATCCATCAACGATGGCCAATTCTATTTTATCAGCACCCTCAATTGGGCGCAAATCAGATATAATTCTAATACTTGCTAATTTTCTTTCCATTTTTTTTAAATTTTTTCAGTAAATAAACCATCTTTTATTGCCAAATCAAACATCTCTAAGATATCTTTATAAAATAGTTCATATTTCAAAATTTCAAGCTCACCTTCTTTTTCAATATCAATGTCATCAAACCATTCGGGTTTTAAGTCATATAGATTAATATTATCTTTTACCGCATGTTTTAAAACAGGATAAAACTCATTCAACAACCATTTAGTATTATCCCAAATAAATTCATATGAAAAACCACCATTAGAGTTCTTACGATTGACGCAATTAAAAGAACGATTATAAAAATTACCATCATTATCAACCAATGCCGATAATTCAAATTGAATATATTCAATTTGTTCTGAGCAATATTTAACTACTTTAAACATTTTATAAAAAATCGATTTTCATCCCACAAACTAAATATTTGTCGGTTTTTCGGTGGGGTTATATAAAATTAATTGATAATTTCTAATTATCAAAATCATCTGAACGGAATTTTCCTTTTTTGTCCTGATTTTTTTTGTTTGACTTGTTTTTGTTGTGATTACCGTTTGAACTCTTAGATTTCGGCATATCACCTTTCTGATTACGATACGTTTTACCCATTAGTATTTTGTAACTGAATAATTTCCACAAACAATTTGTTCATTATCAAATATATCATTAAAGAAAATACAACCACTTTCTTGTTTGATAATGTTTTTTGCCTGATAACACCTTCCTATTTCGTTTGAAGTTATTTCATAATAAGTCTTGTTTGAACTTATATTTGTATTAAAAATAAAATTCATCGCAAATATTAGAACAATTGAAACTATAACAAATATTGAGTTTTTTTTCAAACCGAGCATTTTTTTACAAAAATCTAAAACTTTACCAAAAAGTCAATATGTGCAAAACCTTTATTTGTATGAACTGTAATTTCATTTTCATCAATTCTAGGCTCAAAACTCAAAATTGTTGCAAAACCAGCTTCTTTATCTTCATGTCTTACAACTTCTCCTACGGTAAAAATATTACCATATGAATTTATAGCTGTGTTATTATCAACAGATATGAAATTTTGTCTTTTTGATATATTTTCCATGTTAACCAACAACATTTTTTAATTCATCAGTATGGTGATCAAACTCCATATCTGAAATGATATTACGTTTAATCATAATCGGAATAATCTCTTCAATTAAATTATAAGGTCTAAATTCTGTGGAACCATCAATACCAACATCCATTTTGCGACCTTTACCAAATTTTTTGTGGTTTGGTAAATGAACATGCCCGTGAAGATGGATCACACCTTTATTTAAACCATTCCAAGATGAGAGGGGGTAGTGCATTAAAACAAATTTTTTACCACCAACAGATAATTCAACATAATCATTTACGCTTTTAAATAATCCTTTACACCCACCTCTATTTCTTTCAATGTTATGATCGTGATTACCTAAAATCAAATGTATGTTTTTACAAACAATTCTATCCCAAAAATTACGAATGTTCTCAAAACCTCCAAAAGACCAATCACCAAGATGAAATAAAATATCATCTTGATTAACAAATTCATTAATATTATTGACAATAGATGCATTCATACTATCTATGGATTCAAAATCTCTAGTCTGATCAATAGGAATTGATCCATCGTTTAACCTCCAATCTGTAACTCCACGACAAATATTTTTGTGCCCATAATGAGTATCTGAGGTGATCCAAATATTTTGAGATGAACTTGATAGTTCTATTTTAATACTACTCATAGATTACAAAGGTATAAAAAAATTTTAAAAAAACAAAATCAAAATTGAAATTGTTCAAATGCTTTTAAGTATGATGAAATATTTTCAGCCCCTACCGGATTCATTGAATGGACGACAAATTTTGGTAATTTTAAACTATTATCTAAGCAATAATCAACCAACCATTTGGCACAATCTAAACCTGTTTTTTCTTTAAAAGATTTTGACATGTCATCATAATTTGTCAAATACAATGATTGATCATAATGTTCGTCAGCAAGATCGTGATCAAATGAAATTAAATAAGGTAATCCATTTGTTGATATGTAGTTAACAAATTCATCGTAGTTTTTAACCACAATCCATTCTTCTCGGGTATACATTGCAGAATCCTCGGTTCTTAACCTCATATATGAAACGCAATGATCAGGATTTCTGAAATCGTCTAAAAATAAGTAAGTTTTCATATTACAAAGATAGTAAAAAAATGATGCGGAGAACAGAGGAATCGAACCTCACACAAAATTTGTGCGTCATTCTTAGCAGGAAGGCCCCATCGCCATCAGGGATTATTCTCCGTATTGTTGTTTAGGAGGGAATCGAACCCCCACCTTAGCGTCCGTTGCGCTAAATTCTAATCCATTAAACTACTAAACAATAAATCCAACAATTTGGTTTTTTTCACTTTTATATTGTGTTAAAAGCATAAGTTCGGTAACTTCATCTTTAGTGCAGTATCCTTGAACATCTTCTTGCCAACTTGTCCAAACTTCAAAAGTGGTTTCACCATCACCATAAAGACCAGTTCCTCCTCCAACGACAGATATTGCATGGCCATTTGGAAATTCCATAACCGCATGAATGGCTCCCACATTAAAATAGTTACGATGCGGTTTGAAAACCAAATCATCAAATGTTTTTACTTTATATTTTTCAAAAAAATCCATAATATATTTTTTTAAATTGTTGGTATAATTTTGTGAGTAAGGTAGGATTCGAACCTACACGAATTTCTCCACCGGCTTCTAAGGACGGCGCGTTCTACCAGTTTCGCCACTTACTCAATTTTTGGGTGTTGTATGGGATTTGAGCCCATGACCTTCTGAACCACAATCAGACGTTCTCACCAACTGAACTAACAACACCATATTTGGCGGAAAAGAGAGGTGTCGATCCCCACACCACGAAGGTGCCACTAGTTTTCAAGACTAGGTTTAGCGCCGGCTAAATTTCTCTTCCATTTGTTGTGGAACAGAAAAGAATCGAACTTTTATTGCTCGCTCTTCATGCGAGTGCCTTGACCAACTAGGCTACTGTTCCATATATTTTACAAATATACAAAAAATATTTCGTACCGCCAACAAGAATCGAACTTGTAATTAAACCTTATGAGAGTTCCGTGATAAACCGTTTCACTATGGCGGCATTTAGAGCACCATGAGAATTTTGAAATCTCGACTTCTAGTTTGGAAGACTAGCGCTCTGCCTCTGAGCTAATGATGCTTTTATGTTACCGGGGTAGGGTTCGAACCTACACAGGGATTTCTCCCAACAGATCCAAAATCTGCTCGCTTGCCAATTTGCATACCCGGCAATTTTGATGAGTCACGGACTTGTGTACCGTATGTCCCCCTTTAAATTATTCACTAACCCAGGGTGTGGGGAAACTCATCATAATAACCCCCTTGATCGGATTAACGGACCGACTGCCATATCGGAAGTGGGGGTTAGACTCCGTAGTCCTGGTCGGATTCGAACCGACACGGGCTTCTCAGCCCAACAGATTTTAAGTCTGTCGCGTCCTACCAATTTCGCCACAGGACCATATAAAACACCCTAATTTATCCAACTTACAGGTGTTGCGGTTGTCCTCATTTCTGAGTTAGGAATAGTCATTTGTCCTTACGAGGTCGAGTTGACTTGCTCTGAAGTTATCCCCCTCCACTCCAATGTAGGTTCCCATACGGCGATCAAACCGTTTTTCATCGTATTGGGCGTACTATCCGTTGTCGTGTTTCGGAACGTGTAGTCAGGACAGGATTCGAACCTGTATGGGTTTTTGAGACATCACTTCCTCTCGGTGTTCCACCCAGTTTATTTCAACTTGCGTCTACCAATTCCGCCACCTGACTATTCGTTATTTCATTTTTTGTACTTCTTCAATTAACTCAATAAACATTGATTTTGTTATATGTTCCTGCTTTACCCACATATAAATTACCCCCATTCTTTCGTGGTAATCTTTTTTAACTTGTAATTTTTCAATCAAATCTTTTATCATAACCTCGTATTTTATTTTGTAGTCAGGACAGGATTCGAACCTGTAATGATATGCCCCGCACATATCTGGATGGTCTAGAATTAGTTGTATAATTCGGAATTCACCACAATGTTACCAATTACACCACCTGACTATTTGAGGATGAGAAGTCCTCTGTGTTGTAAGTTTTAGAACCAAAGGAACCGCACTCATCCATCCTTTCTCAAGGGAACAACAAATTAGTAGTCAGGATTGGACTCGAACCTGTTTTTCCTCCTTCCCTTTGTCGGAAGTTGTGCTCCTTACACCACCTGACTATTCACCCCACCTTGAGATTTGAGGTGAGTAGTTATTTCGGTTTTCTATTTCTTAAAAACCTGCGGGGCGTCCCCCATTAAAACAGCCAACACTACTGGGAGAGATTGTGTCAGTCCCTTTATCCCACGATGTCCCACTCTAGCCGTAGACATTCTGCTAGTCCATTGTTAAATGAGTCTTGGACAAAAGACTGCTGAGTATCTCTTACTCATTGTGGGTAGGGAGGGACTCGAACCCCCGATGTTGTGTCTAAAGACCTTTGATTTACAGTCAAAGCCGTTCGCCGCTACGGTAACCTACCCGACGATAAAATAGGAAAATAGAAGATGGGCGCGTGGACATCTATTTTTATGATTAGCATTACTATAAACACCTCCACCAAAATGGTATTCCCTAATCAACCTATTGTACCCCCTCTAAGAATCGAACTTAGGACATATTGCTTGTAAAACAATCACTCTTAACCACTGAGTTAAGGGGGTGTATTGCGTACCTCCAAGGATTCGAACCCTGAACAAACGGGTTGGAACCGTTTATGATAAACCATTTCACCAGAGATACGTATTGAGAGCAGTGAGGGATTCAAACCCCCGTGTTTCTCCTTTGCAGGGAGTTGCCTAATCGCTCGAGCCAACTGCTCTTATGTCTTCAGGGGCGGGCTCGAACCGCCGACCTCTTGGATATCAGCCAAGGATTCTAAACCAACTGAACTACCTGAAGATTATGTAGTGAGGATGGGACTTGAACCCATGACTGCATGTGTATAAGACATGTATTCTAACCAACTGAATTACCTCACTATAATTAAGTGATTCCGGTGGGATTCAAACCCACGTTTACCATTTTAAAAGAATGGTGCCTACAATCACTCGGCCACGAAATCATTTTTTATACCAACAATGTCAAAGAACCTTGTTCTAATCTTTCACAAAGGTAAATCAAATTTTTTAATCCAACAAATCTATGTGAAAGATTTTTTTGAGGAAAGGGTGGGAATCGAACCCACGTTGAGAATTAACTCGCAGATTAACAGTCTGCTGCCTGGCCTCTAGGCTACCAATCCATTTTATATTGTATTACTAAGTGTTTTTTTTCAAAAAATTGTCCCTAAACATATCAACAATTCCAATAATTTCATTTTTGAATTTTGAATGTATATATAGATGATGTGTTGGACACAAAGGAATCAAATTTTCCGGTGAGTTATTTTTTTTATTACAATCATAATGGTGGATTGCCACTATTTTAGATTCACCACATACCACGCATCGTTTTTGGTGATGTTCAAAACCTATTCTACGGTATCCATTTCTTTCTCTATTTTCAACAGAACCGACCCAATTAGGGTTATTAGGACCACTTCTGAAAAAACTATTTGAGCAAGAATAAGAACAAGTTGTTTTTTCATGTTTATGATTTGTAATAGTAACGAACACATTACCACAAATTGGACATTTTTTTTCCAAGTAATCGTATTTAGTTTTTTTCTTTTTCAAATGTGAAATATCTACACTATGAAGTTCTATAAACTCAAAAAATTTTTTTCTAGTTTTACCATTATCATAACCATAAATTGATTTTATTGCGTCAGTAATAGTTTGAGAATTTTTTATTATTTCTGTTTCCATACATATAAATATGTTAGAAATCGTAAAAAACTAATTTGGTCAAACTTTTTCAATACGACAAGTAGAGTAGACAGGACTCGAACCTGCACGCACTTGCTCCCAAAGCAAGGGACCTTCCAATTGGTCAACTACTCTATATGAAAAACATAATTTTGTAATTACAACACTTAATAACCAATATTTCAAAGAACAAAAAAAAACCCCGAACTTTTTACGGTTCAGGGTTTTTATATGATAATTTTAACTATATCAACTTTTAACTACTGAACCAATGAATGTACGAAACATCCCAGGATACCAACAATTACCTTGTGGTTTCGAACTAATGACGTTATGTAAATTTATTGTTTTCATAGTTTGTTATATAAGTATTACAAAAGTAGTAAAAATATCAATACAAGTCAAATATTTTTTTCACCACCTAAAATAAATTGTTGCTATTCCTATCGCAAATGTTAAGACTCTACGTTTTTCAGGATGATAAGGAGTTTTTTGATATGAAATACCAATATCAAACCACCATTCGCCATCAAAATTGTTCCAAACAAATTCTGTTTTCATGTCTTATCGTTTAATTTTAAAACATTAAAGTTCTAACCAAGTATCCAATTAATTCATTAAGTAATGCAAAAAAACCAACTATGGATCCAATTCCAAATACCGACATCAATATAAATTGTGTCATAATTGCAAAAGTTGATGGTTCCCTTTTGAATTGGTTTTTCTTGTAAAATTTTGAAAAAAAAGATGTTTGCATATGGTTTTATTTTTAGATTTCGCTCAAATATGATTTCAGGTTAGCAAGTTCAATTTTTAATCTTACGATTTCATCGTTTTGCAATTTTATATCTTCCAGTCTTTCCTTTAAAACCTCAAAAGAATAATCGATAATTTGTTGTTCAATTTCGGTCAAATCTTCTTTTTTTACAAGAATTTTCTCCAAAATAAACTCACAATATTTGTCTTTTTGAGATTTAAACATTTTGTTTTTTGTTGGGCAAAGATATAACTTTTATCTATCTCTGCCAAATTTTTTTAAAAAATCGTGTGATCCCCAAAGTTATCGTCCCAAGGACAAGGGATGGACTTTCTATCATCATCACGAGTTGGTTGGATGATATCAGAAATTTCAGATAATATCTGTAAAGCATCCGTTTGAGCATTATCAGATTGGAAGATAGTTTCAGCATAAGGATATTTTTTGAAATAATCATCAAGAACATTGATAACTTCAGATTTTTTTTCGGGTGTCCAATTTATTTTATACATATTCTATTTTTGTGAGCCAAGGGCCGGATTCGAACCGGCGTGTGAGTAAACTCATCCTCATTACAAGTGAGGTGCAATCGACCATCTATGCGACCTAGGCAAATTGTTGGTGACCCTGGCACGATTCGAACGTGCGACTGATTGCTTAGAAGGCAATTACTCTATCCTCTGAGTTACAGGGCCTTATAATTATATTTTCTTCACTTCATATCTATGACCACTGTCAGAATTTATCTCCATTAATTTTCTTGTGTTTTCTGCGTCTTCAAAAGTTTCAAACTCTAATACTTCCTCATGAGTGTCCAATATAATTACCGGCATCTCTACATTTCTGTCATTTTTTACAAATTTTACAATTACATACATAATAATTAGTTTTTTTTTGGCGGTCTATAAGGGAATCGAACCCTTACCATATCATAGACAGTGATATATCCTTGCCGTTAGACGAATAGACCAATTTTGTTTTACAAAGGTAGTATAAACTTTTCAATTATACAACACATTTATTTTTTTTGTGGAGAAGATGGGAATCGAACCCACCACAAAAACATTGCAAGTGTTTCTCGCCAAAGCCTTGGTACATGCTCCCCCAAATTATTTTGTAGTGCCGATGGGATTCGAACCCACGATTATCCTTTCGGATTCCAGATTGAAAGTCTGGTAGCCTAAACCACTAGCCGACGGCACCATTTATGATACAAAATTACAAAATATATTTCAAAGAACCAAAAATAAAAAACCCACCTTTTTGGGGTGGGTTTCAATATTTTAGAAAACTACAATATTATACCACACCCCGTAGAGTAAGTTCTGCTTCCGTTCTATCGGCAGTGGTGATATATATGTAGTTCAAATTTTTCATAACACAAAGATACAAAGAATTTTTATAAAATCAATACCCTTATCCTTTATTTTCTTAATTTAGGTTTAGATTTCATTTTATCATATATCCTAACGAAATAATAAGGATCTTCCATCACATAACAAAATTCATTCCTTGTTGTCGCGTTAAGGATTTTAACTTCTTTGATCGGATATTTTGACAATAAATCCATATCTTTGTCGTTATATCTAAACCACATATCAATTCTACATGAAATACCAGGTCTAATATTCCACAAAGCAACGGAATCATTTTCTAAATAGAATGTAACACGACTTATTCTACTGCAAAAATGATCGTCTTTGTAGGTTAACCTAAATTCGTGTAAATATTGATATTTTTTATCCATATCAACATTTGTTATTACCGGTTGGATTTCAAATAACGAATCCGAATGGATATACGGCTTTGGTTGAAGAGGATCGGTCTCGGATCTTTCTTCGTACTTAGCGATGTGCTCACAGTGAGGACATGGTTTGTCTGTTTCAAATGGTGTGAAAGCCATAAACACCAATAAACAGATTGCGATAATTATAGAAGTTTTCATATCTATAAATATTTGATTATTTTTAATATTTACATTTTTAAAAAAATATTTATTCTTCTAAATTTTTAATTTCTTTACATTAAAATTACATTAATTTAAAACTAAAAAAAAGTTATTTGATATTTATTATAGTGACTTTAATTTTTTTTTATTGAAAATTTTATTATATTTGTATCTAATTTGTAATGATTATTAACATGGAAAGAGTTTTAGTTTTAAATTCTGATTATAGTCCTTTGAACGTAACGACTGTCATTCGTGGTTTTAACTTAGTTAATAAAGGAAAGGCCGAGATATTAAAATCGGGCGAAAAACCGATAAGTGCTGGTTCATTATCATTTGCTCGCCCTTTGATAATAAGACTATTGGTTTATGTTAAATACAGGGTTAAAAACTTAAAAGTTAATAGGGCTAGAATTTATAAACGTGATGGTCATAAATGTGTATATTGTGGGGCGAATAAAAATCTTACAATAGACCACGTTTTACCAAAATCTCGTGGTGGAACAAATAGATGGACTAATTTGGTTACATGCTGCGGTACTTGTAATAGAAAAAAAGGTGATAGAACTCCATATGAAGCAAATATGACTTTAAGTGTAAAACCTTATGAACCATCATTGTTTTCTGATGTATTTCATAATCACATAAGTGATCTGTGGGATGAATTCAAACAAACGATGGGGTTGAATTATTGATTCACAAATATACCAAAAACAAAAGAGAGTCCGAAAACTCTCTTTTGTTAGATTTGGAACACCCCCTTTTTTTAGATGTTTATACTAAACAGGACTCTCGTCCCGAAAAGTCAATTTACTTACTTAAAGCCTTTGATTTCATTTCTTTAGCTTTATTTTCCATTTTATCTTTAATACCTCCTAATATTGAACATACACTTCCTGATATTGATGATTGTATGCTTTTCATAAATGATTGCTCATAAAGTAAATCTGTTAAAGAGTTTCTAACAGCATCAGGAACGATACCACTTGCAACATACTTATCACCTAAAGAACCAATAATCGATTCTACGATGCTTTTTGAAAGTAACTCGCTTACATAATTGCAATCTGTAAATAGTTTTGGTATATCAGAAAAAGATTGAATGTTACCTAAAGATGTAATGAATAATCTTCCAATAGCGCTTTTTGGATTTAAACCTAGTTTCGATAATAGAGTTTTAACCGCAAATTCAACCAAAGTACCTCTTAAAGTACCCATTAGATTTTTTTTAACACCTGATCCACCAAATATACCACTCAATAAATTAACAAAAGACTCCATCTCACTTAATATTACCTTATTATCAAAACCAACTTCACGTAACTTTATTGTCTCTACTAAAAAATCTAAAAATGAAATTTCAATATTATTATGTAATTTTGAAGATTCTATAATTAAATTAAAACGGTTTTTAATTATTGATTGCTCAACCAAAAATGATTTTTTATTTTCTTTCATTTCCAAAAGATTTTTCTTCACGGTTTTTGATAAATTTGATTCTTGCAATGAATATTTTTTATTTGAATCTTTACTCAAATTATTTATAATTTCTAAATTTTTTAATGTACCAAAAGAAAATTTGTGAATTTTATCGCATCTTTGAATCAATTGTTTGGCCGTCAATAACATTGCAGAATTTCCAACCGGATAATCGTTACTAATCGCATTTGCATAATTATTAATTAATTTGCGACAATATGATTTCTGTGGATTTGCCAGATTTTTCCGAAAATTATCCTTCTCAGTATTAAGATAATCATTCCATTGATTAGAATTTCCTGATTCACTGAAATCTATTTTTTGTACTAAACAAAAATCTGTAGTAAATACTGATGGATATTTTTGTTTTAGATTAACAATAGGACCCGCAAAATCATCAGTGTCTTGAGTTTTACAATCTATTACAGTATAACCGGCACCTGTAAATTTGGCGATAATAGGATCTTGTTCAGAAGAAATTGGTGTCAATTCTGTTTTTTTTAAATAAAGAAAATCTTTTCCTGGTTGTGGAAATGCGTCAGGGTTTCCATATTCAGGATGTGAATTAAGGTCTATTTTTTCATATTTTCCTGCTCTGATATCCACCTCTGACACATTTTCAGGACTTACGATACCCTGATTTCTTTTCATCACCGCGGCAATATGTTGGTTTTGTTTTTCTTTTAAAGGTGTTATTTTATTTTGATCGGTAACATCAGGAGTGGTTAAAGCTTCGCAAGACCATCTTTTTTTTACTTTTGTTACTGCGTTTATAACTATTCCATCATCAAAAAACAATATACTTTCGTTTTTTCCATTCTTACCCGATATAACCAATTTACCTGATTTAGTTTTTTTTGGTTGTCTTCCAGTATCTTTGGTAAACCATTTGTAGTTATCGAAACATTTTTTTTGGTCGGCAACCACTAAATCTATTTCTTTTTGTGACTGCTCATTAATATTTTTTTTCATTTTATAAGAAAATTTTTAAAGTCCGTTATCAGTATTAACTTCAGGATCTAACTCAAGATCAGGGTCTTTAGTTGACAACCCTTGACTCAAATATTCATTTTTATGAGATTTCCATGCTTTTTGTGTTCTAGGTCCGAACCTACCATAACCTTTACCTCTCTCGACTTTACCTGTAGGATAAATTGAACCATAGGCCCAACCCGCATGGTTACTATCTAACCAATCTTGGAATTTCATAACACCAGTTGCATCTTTTAATTCTGGCGGTATCGGAACTTTTATTCTAACAGGTTTCGATCTGTCAGATCCACCACCTGATGATGAGTCACCACCATCAGATACTCGCTCAGTATTAAAACTTTTACTAAGATTAATACCTCCAATCGTCATCTCACATAAAATGTCTTTAGAATATAGTTTATTTTCATTTATATAAGTTTTATATTTTTTAATAGACAATTTACCACCAGAACAAGAATATTCACCAGCACCTTGAGGTTTTTTATCATTAGTCATACACCAAATTTTACCACTATCAAATGTTTGGGTTCCCGGATTGCGGTCAAAATAACAATATCCACCACCGTCTTCGCTAGGCGCTACCGCCCTTGTATTACCAGACCCCTTAATACCAGTTAATTTCGAGAGGCATAAAAATTTATTATTTGTCTCCGATTTAGCCTTTTCCGATTTAGCCTTTTCAATTTGACTGGAATACTGTTGTAATAATGATTCGGTCTTATCTAGAATTTCGGACCACTCATTTGTCTCAAGCTCGTATTGTAAAGCGTCAGATAATCTAACACCAGGTTTTAATTTTTCCCTGAAATATTTATCAACCAAATACAAATCGACTAAACTATTTATACTATCCATTGCGGTCCTAATTGCCGATTCGTCAGTCCCAAAACCCGTCCCAAAAAAATTTTCATACATTGCGTCATAAAGTGTTCTAGCCACAATTTTAGGGTCGAATCCGGGTGTTTGTTCAAATTTAAGTCCTTTTATACCTGATGTTAAGCTAGAACCCATGTTTACGGCTCCTTGGAATTTTTTTGATGGTTCATCAGTCCTTAATGAACTAACTAATAAATCTTGGAGATGAGCGTATACTGCGGCGCATCCTACGGCCGCTGGAACTGCGGCGAGACCCCAACTAGCGATACCTGCGGCCGTTCCACAGACAGCTCCAATAATTGTTGCTCCTACCGTTCCTTCAGAAGACTGACTCTCTTTTAATATATTATCCTTATTTTCACTTAAAGTTTTTCTTGAGTCGTAACCCATCATAAGTTTAATTCTTTGTAAATCCTCTAATGGATTATAATTTTGTATTTTCATATCACATATAAATATATTGGTTTATAGTAAAGTATTCGCTTTACCACGATTTAATTTTACAATATCTGACCATTTTGTATTACCAATTTGGTTGGCAGGTCCTCTTGTTAATCCTGTCTCCCACTTTGTTATTGTAGGGTAAGGTGGTTTTGCCCCACCACCACCTGTTGAAGCCCCACCACCGGCAGCGTCCTGCTCGCCAAGTTCAGAATCAACCGAATTTGACCCTTTCATAATAGAAATTAACTTATCAATATCAAAATTCATTTCAATAAATATTTGTATTTGTCAAATTATTTCGTAACTTTGTGATATGGAAACAATGGAACTTTATCAAAGTCCAAATTTTGACAAAAATGGAGATCTTTCAAAGAAAGGACACACGGAAAGATGTGTTTGTTGTAATAAACCAATGAAACCTGAACAGGTTAAATTTATGGTTCATATGACAACAGATTGGCTCATGACAGACGCCATAGATGAAAATCTTATAGATAACTCCCAAGGACTTTTTCCCGTTGGTTCAGAATGTAAGAAATTTTTACCCAAACAGTTTGTATTCACAACTAAACAATAATCATAATGAAAAATTATCCAGTTCTTTACAAAAAAAATGAAATCGTAAAAAAAGAAGAAAGTTCTAATCTTAGAACTATGAAAAATAATAAGTATAAAACTTTGAAATTTTTGATTTTCATATTTTTATGGTTTTCTACTCTTTTAACTGTATCAGGTATTTATAATTGGTATAAGTCCAGATTAGATTATGAACAAATTAAAAAAGAACTTAATCTAAAATATCACAATGATAATTAATATGAAACATATATTTTTTATTTTTCTGGTTTTATTTTTCACGGGATGCGAAAAATTTGAAACCCCCAACGCAGAAAACCTTAGAGGTGAATATATTATTGATATTATTACCTTCAAAAAAGTGGATAATACGGTAAATTCTGAGGATACCACATATTATCCCGGATCAGTTTATATTAACCCATATGATGTTTTCCCAATGGATAGCATTAATTTAGGTTCAACAACTTGGAGATTTGACTATAATATTATTTCTATGGAACCTGTATTGGATGGTTCAGGAGGTAAAATTTGGACAAAACAATATTATATTGATGTTACAAGTTATTCAGGTTGGGAGAATGGTTATTTAACTTTTAACTGTGAGGGGACTAAAAGGGTTTTTAGAGTTATTGATAGACAACTTGAAAGTTTAACTTTGAGGTCTTCAGGTCAATGGCCATTTGGAAACGCTGGTTCAAAAAGTGAGATTACATTACAGTTATCTCGTGTTGGTCCTTGAATGAAAATATATTTTTAAAATAATGAAAACAATCTTTTTTATCGTATTTTCACTGATTGTAAGTTCAGTTTTTTCTCAAGATACTAAATTGATTGAATATGAAGTGTATAAATTATATGATCAGTACTCTAAAAAGAGGAAACACATAATTAAACCGAGAACTGAACTTGATAGTCTCGCCTTTTGTCAATTAAGATATTTAAAAACTTTGGATCACGTTAATAGTATTACTCATGAAAACCCTGATCCTAAATTAAAAACTTTTTCTATGAGAGTTAATAATTATTTTATTAACACTATGGATGAAAGATTTTCCGAAGTTATTTCAGGTTATTGGATAGGTAGCGGTAAGTATATAGATGAAAAAAATGTATCTCGAATCTTATTTCAATCATTACTCGAATCTCCTCCACATAAAAAAATATTAGATAACAGACGATTCGTAAACTGTTCATTTAAAGTATGTAGAATCGATAATGGTGGTTTTATTTTAATTGGAGTTTTCTCAACTAATGAGGTATTTTTCTTCTTCAGTTATAATAAATTTTCTCATTAAAATAACTCCTTTCCAGGTAATTGATCAGGATAAACCAAATAATATTCGTTTAAAAACTGTGTCAATTCATAAAGATCGATTGATTCGTCAGATGAATCTAATTTACCAAAAATATCATCATCAGAGTCATCATCATCAAACATTTCTAAAATCTGAGAATCCCCTTTCGCAAAATCATAACCAAAAGCGGTAATTTCAACCATCGGAATTTCTGCCGACCTTAATTCATTTTCATCATCATCTATTGTCCTAAAACTTACCTCTAAAGATTCATTTGAATGATTCAAATAGTGAGATACAATTTCCTTAATTTCCATAGTTAGTTATAATTTGATAATCTTTTAAACCAAGATAAACTTTCATTAACTTGAGATTTAACACTTTCATTAACATCTTGGTCGCTATCTAATTCATCGTAAAAATCAACATCAATCTCAAAAGAAGGTTTTTCATTTTCTTGATCATCTATTTGAATTTCATCTTCTGAAATTTCTTCGTCAAAAACACCTGCTTCTAAATCCATAGGACCGTCACCGATATTGTCCAATTGCATTTCGTCAATTTCTTCGTTAATATTCAAATTTGTATATTTTTTTACCTCACCTTTATTATTCACGGTGACACCTTCTTTATCATTAGCAAAATCTTGAACATATAAAGGTTGTTCTGATGGTTTTGCATAATTTGTTGTATAACCATCATAAACGTGTTTATGTTGGTTTAGTATGTTTTCTTTTTCCTCGTTTGGAATGTTTAAAAAGTAAGCTTTCATAATTTTGTTTTTTATATAAATATGCGACCTATTAATAAACTTCCATTATGAATTTAACTATTTGAGAAGCTTTGTTTTTCATCATCCTTTGAACGTTCTCTAATGATATTTCCTTGTTATCATCTTCTAAAGTTTTTATTGACCCTTGAATTAATAAATCCCTAATATGATCTGCACTGTCTAAAACCTTTTCAAACTCTTCAGCCCTTTGGTCATTCATCTCTTCATAAAAATGTTGGTGAGAAATTCTATCTTTACCCATATAAAAATATGGAGCCGCTCCAAACATATTTGTAACCCCACTACCTCTTAGCGCATTATAAAATTTATGCATCTCATTCATTTTAAAATCTCTAACCAAATTTCTATTTTTTCTTGCAAAATCAGGGTCAATAGATTCATCAACTTTTTTTCTTCTTGATTTTAATCTTAACCAATCCTCCTCTTTCATCCATTTATCTACATCTGATAATAACTGTAAATTAGATCCGTTTTCCCAATTAACCTCATACTGCTTTATACCAAATACAACAGCAATTCTTTTTACCTCTCCTGCAATACCAGGTTTAATTCCTGTTTCACCGCTCATGTCCATTAAAACGACGCGATCACCAACTTTTAATTCGGGATTTAATAATGACATATTTTTTTTTTAACAATAAATATATTGGAAGTATTTATTAGTTATGAAAATGAACATTTTAATAAACGAAAACCAAAAAAGATTTCTAATCGTGGAAGGTATTAGTGATAATTTTGCAAAAGACACCAAAAAATTATTTGATATCACCAAAAAGGTTTTGTCAGATTCCTCAAAACAACTTAAAATGAATTTGGAGTTTTTATTAACTTGGGGAGCATCCATTGGTGGTTTTATGGGACCACTTAATCAGTTTTTGGAAGGAAAATATCCCGAATTATCTTCAACAGATGTTTCACTTATTCTTACAGGTGTTATTTCAATTTTATACTACGACAATAAAGATACCATAAAAAAAATATTAGAACTGATAAAAGATAAAAATCTATCAAAACAGTTTAAATCAACATTACAAAAGGGTAATGAACTTAAAAATGTATTTTTTGATTTTGTTAGTTCTCTAAATATGAGTGTTCATAAAATATCAAACATAATGTCTTATACATTTATTGTTCCGTTATTACCGATGATATATCAAATGGCACAATCTGGTGCGATATCGCCTGATGATACTATAAAAATTGTAAATAGATTGTTGGGATTTGGTTTTCTTACAGTTTCAGGGGTTACTTTAAAGGAACTTATTGAAAGAATTATCAAAAAATTTTCAAATTAGAGATCTCCAGCACCCTCTACAGCAATTGTTTCATAATCAATATAAAGATCAATTTCTAAAAGATTATTTGACCATTCAACCTTTGAAAGCATTGGCAAATGACTATGATCTAAACGATTTGGGTCTTTGATAATATCTAAAAATTGATCAATACCTATTTTTGCAAAAATTTTGTCATAAGATTTTTGTAGTGTTTTTATAAAATATGATAATTCGTCTAATATAGGATCAACTTCAACTTTAATATTAATATAAATTTCTAAATCCCAAACATCCACAAATTTTTCTGATTTTTTTGATTTATGAAATCTTGGTACTATATCAATACTAATACCATCTTTTGGGATGGAAAGATAATCATACATCAAATATTTTATCTGATTTAATCTTCTTTTCACAAAAGTTTCATTATTGATGTTATTGATTTTTTCTTCAAAATTCATTTTCAACTAAATGTATATTGTTTATATCAACGTAAAATTCGCCAAGTAATCCCATCTTTGAGAATAATTCGTTTAATTTATTTTTCATCAAAAATTTAAATGAATCTGAATTATATAATCTATCGAATAAGGTTGCAAAAACACCTTCATAATTTTTTATATAAACATCTAAAAATAGATAGTCTGTTGGTTCTCCGATTCTAATCATTTTTTTTTGATCTACAATTCTTATGGTATAATCAAATTCAATTGCGGGTTCAGGTGAATGTTCGCTAAACGCGAGAACAGCTCCGCTATATCTGAAAGTCTTTCTTTCAAAAACCCTATTTAAAGATTTTATTAAAGATTGTTCAATCATTTTTTAACCCTTCTTATGGAAATAATCTCAACATCTTTCCCTTTATTTTTTAATGTTATTTCGTTCTCATTTGGATATAATATGTTATTTTCTAATGTTTGCATCTTATCAACTTGTGATTTTTTTGCTTTTACGGTAACCAAAAAATAATTTTCATTTCCAGAATCAACAAAATAATGTGATGACATTAAATCCTTTTTTTTATCAGAAAAGTGAGAACCTAACTCATCTGTATTAATATCTTTTTTATCATCAACATTCAATATCCTATATAACGTTAATTCTGGTGGTAAATTTTTAATTTTTTCCAAATGATATTCCAATTCCTTTTGAGCGTCTTGATCACTAAAACCCATATCGATTTTTAGTAACTTTAACAACCTTTTTTTGTTAATTTGTTCAGATAAAACGCTGATTAATTTCATAAATAATAAATATTATGAATTATTTTTTTGTTTTCACGTTGTTATCATATAACTCAAAATAAAATTCTTCCATTGAGAAATACAATCTTTTAGCCTTTTTATCTCTAACAAGATAACTTAACTCAACTAACTTGTCATGGTTAGTCAGTGGAACCGAAATAATTTTAGATTTTCCCATATTAGGCAAAGATACGAAAAATTATCTTCCTTGTCCCCTATATTTTTTTGGTTTTTCCGCTTTTGGTCCGTATTTTTTTTTGAATTTCCCTGTTCTTTTGGAACCGAACGACACTTTTCCTACGTTAGCGTTTGTTTTTGTTTTAGTTGCCATAATCTTTTTATTTTATAAATATGCAACAAATAAAAAAAGGGACAGTAGCGAATTGTCCCTTTTAAATAGCCGTCCTTCAAAACGGTCCTAAGACCCCTATACAAAAAAAGGGGAATATTATTTTCCTTTAATCAACATAAGACACCTTTTAAGGTATTCTTTTGTTCTTGGGGAAGGAGTTATTTCATCGTTTCTTGATTGTAAAGTTAATACCTTTTCAATGTCTTTAACCAATTCATCACCGTGTTCATTTTCCTTATAAAGTTCAATGATTTTTTCTATCGCCGGCTGACAGATACTAGAAGTTTCATCATAATAATTTTTATTACGAAATTTATTTAGGTGATTAAGCAAGTCAAAAGACAAATGTTCTCCACCATCTTTGATGTGTTTGTTTAATCTTATTGTTTTAAGAAGGTCTAATGTATCAATAATACCAGTTACACCACCATTTCTTTTGGTTATTGAATCTGAATATGGTCTGAAACTATCAGAATCACCATTAATTTCGTCTAATGAATATGTATTTGTCGTAAGACATCTTTGTTTTACCTCATTTCTTTCAGCTTCAGATTTTTCTTCTTCAGAAATAACTCTTTGGACAATACGTCTTAAATCGCTTTCTTTTAGTTTAATTACTTTCATAAAAATGCACTTTGACTATAAATATTCAGATAAGTGCAAATTTCAAATTAATTTTCATCTTCTGAATTTTCAGAATTTGAGGTAAACTTGTTAAACTTGAAATCTAACCATATTTCCCAAATGAAAAAATAAACAAACCATTGTAATTTTTCTAACGGATATCCCTGAGGGTTTTTTAGATTTGCTATTAAATATATTATAAAGTATCCTGCGATTAATATATTTACGAGTATTATTACTAATCCAACGATAAAATTTAAGGTTTTGTTCATAATTTGATATTAAATCTGTTTTTCATTCTGTTTAGTGATTCCTGTGGTACGTTATGGATATCTTTTCCATCGTGTCTATTTTCTACGATCAAAGATATGACCATATATCCATATTTTTCAGCTAATTTATAATAATGTTCCATTTCCCACTCTTCTGTGAACGTGTTAGCCACCGCTAATTTGGTTATCCCTTGTTCCATAACAAATTTAACCCTATCTTGACAAGACTTATGAGCGTCTTTTAATTTTGAAGGATCAAACTTATATTCACCATCAACGATAAAATAATCGTCCGCTTCAAATGTCGGTAGACCTAATTTTTTAGCTACTGTTGATTTACCTGAGCCAGGGCATCCTCTTAAAAGCACCAATGTTTTATTCATAATACAAATTTACATTATTTATTTTTAATAAACAAATCAAAGTTGATGAATATTTATAATAAAATTAAAATTATGAATGATTATCTGAGCCAACTTATTAAAAGAATTATTATTGAAGAATTTGAGAATGATAATACTAAAATGCCGATTTTGGAGGGTAAATTAATTCACGAAGACGAATATGGTTCTGTAGAGTTAATTAACGAAGCCAAATACAAAGGTAAAAAAGTTACCCTTAACAAACCATTCTATACACCAGGTGGTCCTAAAAAAAGATCGGTATATGTTAAGAATGAAAAGGGTAACGTGGTTAAAGTAAATTTTGGCGATCCGAATATGAAAATCAAAAAAAGTGATCCTAAAAGAAGAAAATCTTTTAGAGCTAGACACAATTGTGATAATCCAGGCCCCAAGACTTCTGCGAAATACTGGAGCTGTCGTGCGTGGTAATTAAGATCGATTCATAATCCAGTCAGGAAAAATATCATTCATAGTTAAACTTATTTCTCTATTTTGAACTACTTCTTCAGCAACATCCTCATAATTTTGAGGTATAGCTTCATTAATTATCCCTATCGCCGCATTAGGTCTATCTACCATAGGTAACTCTAAAGTAACTAACTCATTTTCATATCGATATTCGTTTTCTAGACTTTTCAAGTCATCGGGTACCAGGTCATAATTTGATTTACCGAGTATAATTTCTCTTTTGATTACATCAATACATTCTTCATCCAAACCTGAAAATATGGAGTCAATCCTAATATCTTCACTATTCCAAAAACTTACTTCCATGCCATCTAAATGACAATGCATTGCGACTTTTTTACCGCTTTTTCTGTTTATACAATAAATTAAAACTCCTCTATAATATTTGTAAAAATACTCGGGATTATTTTTATTTGTGGTACACCATTTTGTTGTTGATCCATATTTCTTTGATGCTTCATAAGTTAAAGGTTTTATCAAAAACCAACCTGTTTGATTATTATCAAGTAAAACAATTGATTGAGATTCAAGTTCTTTGCTCCAAGATTTAATTTCAACTAATGAAACTATATTATTAAGTTGCTCAAATGATTTAATTTTTGTTATATCATTTTCTTCAATTAAATTTCTTTCATTATATTGTGCAAACTCTCTAATCAATTTGTAATCATCTCTTTCAATGAAGCCCCCAACAAATCTAGTAAAAAATAATAATTCTTGATCTGACATCTTTTCTATAATATCTAAAGGGACGCCATATGAAATTAATTCATTTTTAAATTCTTCATAAATAAATCTTTGATTAGATATTTTGTTTTTAATCAAATTTAGAAATAACTCGTAATACTTTGGTTTAAAATCACAAAGCATAATTTGAATATAATCTAAAACACTTTTATCAAATGCTGGATTTTGTTTTTTGAGTTCGTTAATTCTTGACATATCTTTATTTATTAAATCTTTTAAGTGCGTTTTCGGTTATTTTAACGTAGTTTGAATTTTTGAAGGTTTCTAAGGTAGATGAATTTGTGTATGACATTGCGGATGATAAATAATCGTTAAAATTTGCAACCCACTGTGATACCGTGTATTCAACTTTATTAAATTTAACAATTCCTTCTGAGGTTTTCAATACCTGCCGACCCCATTTTTTTTGAACCTGTTTGGTTGACATACCTCTAAATGATTTATAAAGATTTTTTCTCAAAAATGGAATGTTGTTCCAAATATATTCTGATATATTCTGCGATAACCTAAAAAATTTGAATAGATAATTTTTACCGCACGATTCCAAGGACTTGTTTAAAATTCCGCCTAACATTACATAATCAGCACCTAATGCCAAGGCTTTAATAATATCATCATAATTTTTGAATCCTCCATCTGCAACTATTTTGGTGGTATATCCTTCGTCTTTTTTATGTTGATAACATTCATTAATCAATGACGCCATCGGATAATGAACTCCTGTGTTTGCCGATGTTAAACATCCTGATCCCCCACCAATTCCTACTCTAATATAATCAACCCCTAATTTGGCGTAAGCTTTAAATGCTGCCGGGTTTGCAATATTTCCAATCATAATTGTGTGACCTAAATCCTTTCTTTGAAATGACACAAATCTTTCAACCAAATCATATAATCTTCGCATATGACCGTTCGCGATATCAATTAAGATATTTGGTTGATATTTCGGATAAATTCCAATTGAATAATCTTCTAAAAAACTTTCAAACTCATCTAGTGACAATGATGTAAATATTTTTCCTTTTTTTGAATTTACTTTTACACCTCTTGGTAGACAAACAATCGTCGCATTGTCTTCAAATATCTTATAATTGTCTTTATCAACTACGGTATCCATTGGTGATACCATAATGGGTAGATAATGTTCCTCGGTAAAAATATCTACTTCTTTTCTTGAGGAAATTTCTGTTAAAGGTTCAGGCACAAGGACTATATCCTTGAAATCAAACTTGTTTGTCATTTTAAGATTTTTTTGAAAGGGTTTCTAACTCTTCAAAAGATAATAAACCTCTTCCAAATTGTCCAATTCTTTGACTATATCTTATTTTAACTCTTTCTGAAATTGGTAATGATTGTCCATCATCATCAATTCTAACAAATTTTATTTCTGTTTTTGTTACAACTTCCTGTTCTCCTGTATAAACATTATGTTTTCTAACTTCAATATTTAAAGTAACAGAAGTTCTTCCGAAATCTTTTACTTCTCCATAAATCTTTATAAGATTTCCAACTTTTATTGGTCTTTTGAAAATCAATTCATTGATTTTAACTGTCACCATTCTTGGCGTATCGCAAATTTGACAAGCGTAAGCGGCGGCGGCTTCATCTATCCATCCCATCATTTTTCCACCAAATAAATTACCGTGAACTCCAATATCAGGTGACATACATATTTTTGTTGTAATCAATTCCATAATTATTAATTAATACGAACCACTTATATTTGTTTAATTTTTTCTGTGGTATTGTGGTAAATATATGTAGTTTTTTTGATTTATTCAATCACTAATAATTACTAAATTTGTAAGCGTCTTCCAACTGTAGCAGGTAATCCTTGTGCACCGGTAAGGTGTAACACCCTTCAATTTGTAAGCTTCTTCCAACAAAATATGTGATGTATCCGACGAATCCTATGGTGTAACACCCTTCAATTTGTAAGCTTCTTCCAACCATTTGGTCAACCATATCCCGAAGCTTGTTGGTGTAACACCCTTCAATTTGTAAGCTTCTTCCAACCAATCCTTTATAATTAACTGAATATCATCATAATTAAGGTAAAAATACCGTTCCAATTTTGACCAAATATCTTTATGACTTACCCGAACCCTCTCATTTTTCTTATCGTATTCCATAAATATATGATTTTCGGAATCAGCATAAAATAATGAATTTGGATATTCTGAACTAATTTTTGGTGTTAAATTTCCAAATGATTTTGTTAAATATAATTTAACGACTCTAACTAATTTTGGTCTATCGATTATTATGTTCATTTTTTATTTAACAACTTCTTTAACAAATCTTCTTTCGTTAAATAATCAGAATTTTGTCTACTATTCTTAACAATTTTTTTAGTTTCTTGTAGTTTTGGTTTGTCCTCAACTTTTACCAAAGAAATTTCATTCATAACAATTTTTGGTTTGTCATTTTCTTTTTGTTCTTGAACCACAACATTAACTTTCTTATCGGCACCAACAACAAACTCAGAATTCCAAGGTTCGAAATGAACATCATCTGCAATTATTTCAAGTTTCAATAACCCTTTATCCCCTTCATTTAATATACCCTTCAATTTAGGTAATTCAAATTCGCAAACTCCGTTATCAAAGATTTTACCCTTAAAAAGATAGGCCATTTCATCGTTTATTTCCAATATTACCCTAGCTTGAGATTTTTCTAAAGATGTTCCTTCTACTTGTATAGAACACTGAAACTTATTGATTTTATCTGTAAATAATTTGTAACTCATATTATAATATAACTTTAACGTTTATTTTTTGAACTTCTTTAATAAATAGTTCCATTTCTTTTATTGTCACTTTTGTTTTTTTATTTTTTACTTTATTTGATTTTACTTCAACTTCATAACCATTTTGTTTTTTTAACTTAACAATTAGACTTATCAGAATTTTTTTTTCGTCTTCTGTTAATTTTTTTAAAACTTTTGACGGTCTAACCGCGCCCCCTTCTTGTATTTTTTGAATTAAACAACCTTCAATCCAAGTAATAGGAGCGGTATCCCAACTAAAATCAGCATCATCCCATGCGTAACAAATTGTTGCCATAAACTATATTATAAGTATTTATAAACATAACAAAACAATTATCATTTTTTTGAATGTCAAATATTTCGGGACAATTAATAAAAGATTCATTTAACTATGTCCTACAATCTGATTTAGTATCAGGTGTGGTATTTAGAATCGGGGGATCTGTTCCTGTAAATCCAAAATTCACATCAGGTCTAACAGTAAATGCAAATTTTACATATTCTGATGGTTCTGAATTTCCTGGATATGTTTTGACATGCGATGCTTTGGGAAATGCTGTTTGGGCTCCTGTTTCGGGAGCAACATCAGGTGTTGTGATCACAGGTGGAACTTTCGATTATTCGGTTGGAACCTTACAATTAAGAAATTCTAATGGAACAAGTGTAACAATAACAGGTTTAACTGACACTTATGTTACAGGTGGCACAGTTTCAGGAACATCTATTATTTTTAGTTATAACGATACAAATACTTTTCAGGTTACGGGTATTACTCCTTATAATTTATTTTCATCTTATACCGCATCTACTCAAGTTACAATTAATAATAAATTAGATGTAAGCGGATTTACCGCATATACAGCTACCACGCAACCATTAATATTAAATTCTGTAACGGGCGGAACTTATTCAGGTGGAACACTTTTATTAATCAATAACTCAGGTACAACGATACCGATTACAGGTTTCACAACAGGAGGAACATCAACAACAGACACATTTGTGACGGGGTTTAGTTATAATAACAATCAAATTATACTAAGTCAAAATAGGACTGATACTTTTTCATCATTCACAGTCACACTTTCAGGTCTAGTACAGAATGATGTATTCTCATCTTATACCGCATCCACTCAAGTTACAATTAATAATAAATTAGATGTAAGCGGATTTACCGCATATACAGCTACCACGCAACCATTAATATTAAATGCAGTTACAGGTGGAACATATTCGGGTGGAACACTTTATCTAATTAACAATTCTGGAATAACAATCTCCATCACAGGATTTTCAAATTTGCAATATTTTATTTCAGCAACAACACCAACACAAATTGTAAATTCGGGGGATAGATGGTTTAACACAACAACAGGTATTGAATTAGTTTATATTGATGATGGTGATTCAAAACAGTGGATACAACCATTTTCTGTACCAGGACCCGAAGGGCAAAACATTCACTCAACAACAGGGATCACGTCATCACAAACAATAACTTGGGACAAAACATATTGGGGAATAAGTGCAAATACTCAAGTCAATTTAACATTACCTACAACTTCATCAAAGGATGGTTATTATTTAATTATCAAAGACGAATCCGGTTTTTGCGGTAATTATAGAATAAGATTGACACCTTCAGTGGGATTAATAGATGGTAATAATTACGTTGATATGAACATAAACTATATGTCTCTGACTTGTATGGTTAGAAACGGAAATTGGTATTTAATATGAGTTTTATATATAACAATGAGGTAAAATATTCTGATAGTTCGAATTTAGATGCTTTCGGTAGATTAAGAACAAGTAATGTAACTTCACTTCTTGAGTATAAACACGTATATGATAAATTACCAATTGTTATCAATGAGGTAACGGCAGGAACTGCAACTTCAATATTTGATAAACCAAACTCTCAAGTTGTAATGAGCGTTTCAACCACAAATGACTATGTGATAAGACAAGGAGTTGCAAGGGGTATTTACCAACCAGGTAAAGGACAAATTTTTGAAGCGAGTTTTAGTAGTTTTCAACTACAAACTAATGTTATAAAACGAGTTGGGTATTTTACGACTAGTAGCACAGCTCCTTATAATTCAGTAATAGATGGTTTTTTGTTGGAATCAAATGGTCAAACAAATATAATATCATTTCAAATATGGCAAAGTGGAACAACGACATTTAGCGCCGCAACTTCATCTTGGTCAACAACAGATTACGATGTTACAAATATAAATTGGTCTAAAACTCAACTTATGTTTGTCGATTTTCAATGGCTAGGTGTTGGTAGGGTCAGATTTGGACTCGTTATAGACGGTCAATTTAAATTATTTACTGCCGCTACTGGCACAAATAATTTAAATAATGTTTATATGAAATCTCCTAACCAACCGATCAGGTATGAAATAAGAAGCGTCTCTGGTGGAGCGGCGGGAACATTTAATATGATATGTTCTCAAATATCATTGGAGGGGTCTATAAACTCGCTTCAAAAATCATCGTCAGTTACCGCATTTACGGCACAAACTAAATCTACGGCATATGTTACATATCCTATTTTAGGTTATAGATTAAATAGTAATTATGAAGGCGCTAATATAACATTAAGTGATATTCAAAGTTTGAATATCACTAACCCATCAAAGGCTGACTATCTAATAACGGTTCAATACAATCCTACGTTAAGTTCATCGTCTTCTTGGACGGATATTTCTAATACGCCTATTCAGTATGCGTTATCGACAGGTCAAACAATTACCACTGAAGGACATATAATAACCTCTTTTTTAGGTTCAGGTTCAGGAACACAAGTAGATAATTTCGAGTTCAAAGATAATATGATTAAACCAGGTATTAAAGTTAACGGTACTGCCGACGAAATTTGGATTTGTGTAAAATCTACACTTGCCAGTCAAGATTTCAGAACATCAATAAATTTAAGTTATTTTGACTAATGCCAATTAATTTTCCAAATAATCCGTCATTAAATCAATTATACGACTACGATAATAAAACGTGGGAATGGAATGGTGTATATTGGGAAGTTTATTCGGCACTTACAAGTTATGTTTCAACTTCAACATTTAATAATTATACAGGTGTAACTCAACCTTTAATTTATAATTCAATTACAGGTGGAACATATTCAGGTGGAACACTTTATCTAATAAATAATTCGGGAGCAACAATCCAAATAACAGGGTTTACCGCAGGTGGATTATCAGGAGATTATTTACCTTTAAGTGGTGGTACAGTTTCAGGCGGAACTAGATTTACAAGTGGATTGAGTGCAAACACAATATCGGCAACAACTTACCTTAATTTACCTGTTGATGTTTTTGTAACGGGTGGAACTTATACAAGTGGTGAAATAACATTTAGGAATATAACTGGCGGAACTTTTACCGTAACAGGAATACCAAGTGGTAATGGTGGTGGAGGTGGTATTGTTTACTATTTGAATTTATCTAATTCACAAACTCCTTATAGGGAATTTAGCCCAATACCAACAACCGCCGCACAACAATCAAGTGGTGTTAGTATTTCAAATGGATCTACCGCAACTATATCAGAATTTTTAACTCCGGTTGGATATCCGAACGCTTTAATATTACCCGGTGGTATTTGGTCTTTTTATTTACATTCTAATAAGTCAAACTCAAACGCAATTTTTCAAATATTTGCAGAAGTTTATATAAGAACTAGTGGAGGAACTGAAACTTTCTTATTCCAAACTGACTCTGAAAGTGTTTTATCAACTAGTCCGGCAATTGAGATGCAAATTTGTGACGCATATTTTAGTGGGACTCCACTAAATGTGAGTGATAGGTTATTAGTAAAAGTAAGAGCAACAAACACATCTAATCAAACACATACGATTACCCTATTTACCGAAGGATCACAACAGTATTCATATGCAACGACAACCTTTTCAATATTAGGATTAACTTGTGATACTTTAAGTGGTTGTAGTATAATTCAAACAATACAGAGTGATATTTCAAACAAATACGATAAAAGTGGTGGAACAATTAATGGGAATGCGTTTATAGATGGGGGATTAACTGCAAATACTATAAGTGCAACGACATATCAGAATTTACCTACAGATATAAGAGTGACAGGAGCTACATATTCTGACAATACATTTACTTTTATTAACAACACTGGTAGTACCTTTGATGTTTCATTTAATACCGTTACAGGATTAACTGCAAACACAATATCGGCAACGACATATCAGAATTTACCTACAGATATAAGAGTGACAGGAGCTACATATTCTGACAATACATTTACTTTTATTAACAACACTGGTGGTACATTTGATGTTTCATTTAATACCGTTACAGGATTAACTGCAAATACTATAAGTGCAACGACATATCAGAATTTACCAGTAAGTGCCGTCACATCAGGTTCAGGTATATCAGCAGTAACAAGTAATGGTGTAGTAACTGTTACAAATTTATCACCAGACCAAACTGTTACAATTACAGGTGGAACAAACATACAAATAGAAGGAACCTATCCGAATTTTGGTGTTAATTTTACGGGAACTACCGGTGGTGGAAGTTTTACAGGTGGAACTGTTAGTGGGGCAACAAATTTTACAGGTGGATTGAGTGCAAATACTATATCGGCAACAACTATCAGTGGCAATACATTATTCGGTGATGGTGCTAATCTAACGGGAATACCAAGAACAGGACAAATAACATCAATATTTGATGGTCTTGGCGGTGTGGTTCAAACAGGCATAGGAAGAAATTATATCACAATTCCATATACCGGAACTTTAACAGGCTGGACAATCTTCTCAAGTGTTGTGGGAACAATAGATATTGATTTTTATGATGATAATTATGCAAATTTTCCTCCAACAAGTGCCGATACTATTTTCACTTCGATAAATAGACCTAAACTCACCAATACAAATAAAAATCAGGCAACTGGTTTGAATATTCCTTTAACATCTGGTGATATATTAATACCTGAAGTTTTAAGTGTTACAGGATGCACAAACGTTGTTGTTAATTTACAAATTATTAGAACGACATGATTAAATTTGCTGAAATAATTAATTACGGAAACTCAATAAGAATAGTTACTCAGGATAGTGATTCTAGTGAATATAACGAACCTATAAAGTTTGAACACACTGAAGAAATTGAAACTATTGAGCAATTAATTGAGGTTATACAGAATCATTTTAATAGTGGTTCACAATTATAGTATAATAGAATAGACTAATATGGCAACATATACAGCAGTAGCAGGTGGTGGTAATTGGAACTCAGCGGCAACATGGGGTGGAGCTGGATTTCCTATTGCAGGAGATACTGCCATACTCAACGCTACTTCAGGTCAAGTTACAGTAACCGCAAATGCTACTTGTTTAATATTAGATTGTACAGGGTATGCCAATACACTCACAATCAATAATGGTATTACATTAACAGTTAATGGTGTTGGAGCCACTATTTCTCTTGGTGGAACTATTGCCACAGGCACCACTGGCGTAATATCAACAGTCGGAACAAACACGGCTGTAACTATAAATTTCAATGGAATTACAATACCAAGATTAACGGTTGGATATAATAATGGGGTTACAACTCCGGTTCAAACAATGACAATTAACGGAACAAATCCAACAGTTCAAAATTTTACTTTTGGGAGTATTGGACGTGTAGTATTATCTGGCACTGAATTAACTATAACAAGTTCATTTACCTCTAATGCGAGTGGGGTTCCACATCTTTTAAGTGGGACAACATTGAAATTTTCCGGAACGGTTAGTTATCAAGCAAACGCAGGTCAAAGACTTGCAATTAATATGACTGTAACAAGTGGTAGTACTTTAATATTAAATAGTAATTTTTTAACAGAATCAAGTGTAATTACTTTTCAAACGGGCAGTTTCTTAACTCATAATAATTTTACGCTCACTCCAAGAGCGACAGTCACATTAGACACATCACCAATTGAATGGTATAATATAACACTTGTTGTTGATTTTACTACTCTTAATTTAACAAGTGATTTAAACATTGCTAATAAAGTAGAAGTCAATACAAGCGCCTTTGGTACTATATTTAGAATACAATCATCTGGTGGAACAAGAAATGTAAATATAAAAGGTAGTTTAATATCAACAGCTGCAGCTACATCAGCTGATGGGCTATTCTCTAATTCCACCACAAATTTTAATTTAATAGGTACTGGAACTTTAAGAGGTAGGTTTAATAATGTTTTGATTAATATTAACACCACAAATCCATTGGGTTATACAATAGGTGATAATACTTTAAATAACTTATTGTTATTTGTCAATAGTGTTTTAACTTTAGTAGGTACTAGCGTCGCTCAAGTATTTAACTCGTCAAGTTTATTAAGAATCGGTGGTAATCCAGTTACTTTAGATACCAATAGGACATCAACTGGCGGAAACCAAATATTTTGGGCTAATGTAGATCAATTCATTGTTACTTCTGTATTAGTTTTAAACACAGAAACAACCTTTATAGGAAACGCCACATTTAGTAATACCTTCACATTAAATGGGTCTAAGTGTTTAATTGAGGGTAGTTTTTCAGCACCAAATAGTAGTATTGGTGGAACAAGTATAATAGAATTAGCCGGGTCAAATAATTCAAATTGGAATAGTGGAACAACTACCACCGCAACTTATCAAAATAATATCATCGTTAATAAATCTGGAGGTGCGACCGTATCAATATTAAATTCATTAACTTGGGGATTAGCAGGTAGAACTCTACAAAGAACAGCGGGAAATATTAATCCAGGATCATCAACTGTAACAATACCAAATGCGGCGGTGACAATTAATAATATGGTGTTTAATAACCTAACAATAACTGCAGGTCCTACAATAACTCAAAATAGTGGAAATACAGTTAATGGAAATTTAACTTGTAATGGTACAACAACATTCTCAGGTACTGCAGGATTTACAACAGGGGGATTTATTTGTACAACAGCAGCATCAACATTAACCTTACAATCAGGTGTAACCTACAGTGTAACCTCCAATTTAGATTTATTTGCAACTTTAGCATCTCCTATAATACTAACAAGTAGTTCGGCAGCGGCTAATACCAAATTAACTTTATCAAATAACGCAACTCAAAGAGTTTATTTTGTAAGAGCGACAAGAATTGACTCAGGAGATGGACAGACAATTTGGAATAGTTACTCTACTTTATCAACTCCTCTTACAAATACGATAAATTGGAATCCAGGTGTAAAGCCTGCACCATATAATTTAATATTTATAAGCTGATGCCGATCTGGAGAGGAACAACAAATACTGATTGGAATACCGCATCTAACTGGGTTATAGATGGTTCTGGGAATAGTGGTGTACCAACCGCTACAACTGATGCTATTTTTGATTCAGGTTCTACCAATCCCTGTGTTATGGGTGCGAATAGAAGTTGTAGGGATTTAATTTTTTCGTCATTTACAAGCACACTCACAGTTGCAACATTTACGCTGCAAGTAAACAGAAATGTAACCCTTCAGTCAGATATTTCAAGTAGAATATCAGGCACAACTGGTACCCTAAGAATGGCATCAACAACAGGTGGGCCTGCTTTAAGTGGTACTTTAACATCAAACGGTGGTACTTGGCCTCTTAATTTCTCAGCAGGAGCGGCCTCGATAACAATTACCCTTGCAGATGCTTTTACTTGTACGGGCAACGCATCAATAGCCACGGGGCCAACATACAGCGGCAGTACATTCAGTGTTAATGGCAATTTCACATCAGCAGGAGGCGGCTCATTAGTTGCAAGCAGTACAAACTTTATAATGACAGGAACAGGCACTCTGTCATTGGCGGCAGCTTGCAACATGGAATTGAATACTACTGGAACAATTACAATTTCAGGAAATATAACCGCTGGTAGAAGATTCATAATTACAGCAGTTGGCAGTTTGGTTGGATTGTCAACTGCAAATTTAACATTTATCAGCGGTTCATCAGAAGGTATAATTGATTTGGGCGGCAGAACAGTTCAGGATTTTAACACAAGCACATCAGTCAACACTTATACAATTCGTTCATCTTTTACTTGTCGTAATATATCTTTACTTGCTGCTACTTACAACGGACCTATTGCACCATCAACGGCAACTATAACAGTTGAGGGTAATTACAATTTTGCCTCAGTAACTACTACAAATGGAAGACTTGATATTGTTATGAACGGTGCTACTGGCACTGCTACGATTGTTAACGGTGCTATGTTTTCAGGCATACGAGTCACAATAAATGCAGGGTCTAACACAATAACTTATGCTGGAACTATAAATTTTAGAGAGGGATGTTCTGTTACCCGAACATCAGGGCTAATCAATGCAGGCTTAACGACATCATCAATTATAAATCCTGCAACAGTAGTAACTATTAGTGGAATGATATTTAATAATTTAACGATAGGCCCGACATCAATTACCATTACGCAAAATGCCCAAAATACCATTAATGGTGTGCTTTCTATGGGCGGAACAGTAACATTTGCAGGCACTCACGGATTTGATACTCGTGACTTTGTTTGCACCACAGCAGGTTCAACAATTACATTACAATCAGGTGTAAATTATACCGTAACTTCAAATTTAAGGTTATTAGGAACAAATGCGTCACCTATCCTATTATCAAGTTCATCACCTACAACAAGAGCTTTCCTTACTTTAAATTATGGAGCTTCGATGTTGTCAGGTGATGGTTTAGTGTCACACGCCGTATATTTCGTAAGAGCAACTAGAATTGATAGTAGTTTAGGTCAGACAATATGGAACACATTTGGTTCAATTTCCACACCACTTGTAGATACAGTAAATTGGAATCCAGGTTCAAGACCAAATCCAACTTCTTATACGTATATCACTTGAAAACATTCTCATCATAATAATCATTATCTGTGTGGTAATATAGGTCAATAAGACTACTATTCAAAATTTTTATTGATTTTTGCGATAATTCCAAAGTAAGACCTTCTTTAGTATTTGTCTTAACAAAATGTTCTTTTTGATTTAATAACATATCGCTATCATCATCTAATATAACGTAGTTTTTAATATTACTACTCTCTAAGTATTCTAACTGTCTTTCTTTTGACCAATTGATTCTTCGGAAACCATTTTCTTTCAAAAAATATTCTATTTCACATCCCCTCGGAATTGTGTAACTATTTTTTATTCCTTGTGCAGAATGTATACTTGGAGTTTTACCAATTACTTCACCTGAAATACCAACAGAATCAAATAATTCTTGCAATCCTTTGATATCATATCCCCTTCTCCAAGTGGATGAAACAACTATTTTAGCTCCAGTATTTTCAATAATTAAATTAAGATTAGAAACTAAGGTGGGAGAAAACTCCCACCTTTTATAGTCCTCCTTAGTCATATTATTAGGATCCCAATTAGGATCCTCTGATCTTTGCAAATACCAATCCTGAGAGTTTAAAACACCATCTATGTCCAAAAAAATTATTTTCATGTTCAATGAGTTATTATGTCCCAATTTTTAGTTTCAAAATCATATTCAATTGTTATCGGAGCATTTTGATATTTATAATCCTCACCCAAGCAGCATGCATTTACAAAAACAGTCTCATCTACTTGTTTTATGTGCCTTGCGTAATGTATGTGACCACAAGCGTGAATTTTTGGTTTAACATCCATAACCTTTTTGTAAAGTTCTTCACAACCAGCCCTTTGTCCGGTGTATGTTTGATCTAAAATACCAAAAACAGGTCCGTGAGTCAATAATATATCAGTATCATCAGGTATTGTTTTCCATTTTTCGGCAATCGCCTCACCCCTTTCAACATTAAATGCCCAATCATAAAACCGAGGTTGCCAAGGAGTGCCATAAATCTTTATACCATCAATGATGTACGCCATATCTTGCAAATAAGTTACCGTAGGATAATTTTCCAACATAACAGCACATTCTTGCGGATTATCTTGAAATCCGAAATCGTGATTCCCTGCAATAAACACTTTGTGTTCGTACCCTTTAATACCATCAAACCAATCAAGAAATTGTTTGATTTCATTCATATACCCCTGATTACTGATATCACCACAATGAATCAGAATATCACCACCAGGTAAATAATCTGTAACTTGTTTATGTTTTGTGTGAGTATCGCTTATAAATGTTATTGTCTTTTTCATAGTTGCAAATATACAAAATTAATCCCACCAGTATTCAATTTTTCTTTCTAAAATCATAAAAATAAGTTTTTTTGCTTGCTCGTGTTTAGCTTGACCTATTTCTCTTGCTTTATCTTCATCATCCATGTTTTTAAATTCAGGATTACTTTTTGAAAGTAACCTTGCTTTTGAAGGATTTAATTTTACGTACTTATAGGTTTTATCATATACCACCCTTGAGTTAAGTTCATAAAGATTCCCACCATTTTCATCTTTTTCATCTACAAGGTCAAAGTTGTGATGTTTTTTGATGTATTTGAAGTATTCTACCGAATATTCTTCATTTTTAACTGCGTCAATCAAATTAAGAACAACTGTCATCCAATAATTTGAAGCTTCAACTCCTGTGTGACGATTGTTTTTAACTATATGATCACGAGTAAATTGAATTTTTCTTTGGAGCATTTCGTAAATGAAATTATAGTCCCAATCTCTATCTTTATAGGTGTAAGGCATCCATTTTATTATGGTTTTTACACCTTTGATGAAGTTTTCAATCGAACTGAATGCTCGATAAACGTAATGCCCGATATATGCGTTTCTATATTTGTAGATCCAATTTAATAAAAGGGTAAAAGGATTATAAATCTTTCTATCCCATTTGATGTCCGCAGGTATTTGAACTTTTTTATAATTTGATTTCATATTACAAAGTTAAGAAAATTTTTTTGATAAAAAAAACCCAAGAATAAATTTCTTGGGTTTTGTATATATTGTGACAACCTATAAGGAGGTCGGAGATTAATAAATATATTATAAAATAAAAAAATAATCAAGAACCTCAAAAAAATTTGTCTGACACCCTTTGCAGCAAAGATTTTTTGAAATTGATATTGTGCCTATTTTCAAAATTATCCAATAAAATTTGAATTGAATTTGTAAAATTTGAATTTTTAAGTAAAATATATGCTCCTAAATCAGCATCCATTTCATCTTCGGGCACCCTTTCTGTGGTATGTCCTAAAATAATATGTGAAACCTCGTGAGCCTCTATAAATCTTAACACATCTTCATCTATTTGGTCTTGGTCAGAAAAAACCTCACCATCCAAAATAACCAAATTATCATTTGGTGATACAAAACCGTAACCGTATTCTTCAAATAAAGGTTCAAAATCTTTATATCTAGGGTTTTGCTCAAAAAGTATGATAACATCAACTTTTGGGCTAAAAATGCTTTTATAAGTAATAATATCCATAATTAAATAAGTTTTCTTCTCTGTAAATATCTAAGACAATTACGATAATGCTTTTTTTCTGAATTTACAGCATCAATTTCCATAGGATGTTGTTCATAACCGTATTTTTTGTAAAGTTTATGATACTTCCCCATGTCATAAAGTTTTGGCATTTGAAGAAAATGGGTATATTCGTGAATTACCGTTCTGATAATACCTGATACACTTTTGTGATATACGGTATTAATGGTAATGATCCTTTCCCAATAAAGACCAAGGTCGTTTGAATACCTATTGGATACCAACTCAATTTGAGGTAACTCACCTGATTTAAGTGGGGAACCAAAAGTATCACAACACCACTGATACGCCAATAAAGCTATACGTTTTTTATTTCTTACCCGTTTCATACCACAAAGATACTTCAATAAAACGAGTAAAAAAAATCGTATTTAATAACTAACTGATTGTTAGACTATTTTTTTATAGGTTGGAAATTAATCGAACCTTCATCAAATACATGATGATATAACTCTTGTATTTTCAATAAGTTATCCCACCACTTATTGATTTTTGACGCATACGGTTCGTTATCAAAATAATATGTTGGTATTACAATATCAACTATAATATGTTTGTCATGAATAACATTAATTTCACCTACTTCATATTCTATAGGTTCATCAAACATTTTTGACAAATACTTTTTATCAACAATTTCAAACAATTTGTTTATTTTTTTGTAATCTACCATTTTCAAAAATCAGTTAAATTGATCATATCAAGATATTTTTTGATTGTTCTCCTTTTAACCTCATCTGAGACATCCAAAAATAGATCTCCAATTTCAATATAAATTTTATTCACCAAATTTTTCTTATTTGATTCAACAAAAAAATTTTTTTCATCTATAATAATAAAAGGAATATTAACTATCTTATAAGAATCTGACATTTTGTCATACCTTTCAATTGGATATGATGTAACGGGGAAGTTACGTCGTAAATATACCAATAATTTATCTGACGTATTGTCAGAGTATTTTGATAAAATATCCTCCTTTTCTGAATTTTCAATGATTAACCTCATATTGCTAAATATCATTAATAATATTTTAAAACTGAACCATCTTCAAAAATCAATATTTTAAGACCACCATAATTAACATCAACAATATTTCCCATAATATCAAAAATTTTAACAGGTTTTTTTTGAATTGTATTAACATATATTGGTTCATATATTTTAAACGACCCATTAAGATCAACTTGAGTTAATCTATAATATGAAATACCATCAAAAGGAAATTTGTCAAAATATTTATATTCCTTTTTAGTTGTGCTATAAACAGAGGTTTTGATTTTCGTTAGATATGCAAAGGTAACTAAATCTTTTGATTTTTCCAAAATAAAATAATCGGAGTTTGTCTCACTCATTGTAACCCACTTAGTTATAACTCCACCATATGTTGGTGTTGCTTCAAATGAGGATAATTCAACAGGTAATTGCGTTGACTCAACCCAATATGGACATATTGATGATATCCCCTGACAAAAAAAACCTCCAGATGCACTTCCAGTAACACACCAAGAATATTGATGCCCTATAACTAAATTTGCAAAAAATTGACCATCTCCAACCGTATAATCATCCGTTTTATCACAAAGCGTTAATTGACTGAAAGATACATTATTGCAACCCAAAGATGTGAACGCAAAATTTAAATAAACACCATTACTTTGTGCCGTAAAATCAAAACAAAATGTAAATGTTTTTTCAGGTTTTGGTAACAAATAACAATATCCCTTTTGTAACAAAAAATCATATGTTGGTATTGGATTTTCTATGAATTTTACAGAACCTATTAATGTATCACATATATTTGACTGCGAACCCGACGACAACATCTCAATGTCAAAAGTTTGCCCTTTTTGTGCTAAAATAGAATTAGAAAAAGTAAATAGTAATATAAGTAAAAATAGGAATTTCATATCAATAAATATCAAAATTTAATGTAATTTATGTAACCTAACAAAATATTATTATCTTTGCAACATGAATATTTTCGTATTAGATACCGACATCGAGAAGTGTGCTAAGGATCACTGCGACAAACATTGTGTTAAAATGATTTTGGAGTCCTGCCAAATTTTATGTGGTGTGCATTGGTCAACCGGTGGTGACGCTCCTTATAGATTGAGTCATAAAAACCATCCTTGCTCTATTTGGGCTCGTACTTCTTATTCAAATTATGTTTGGTTAACTGATTTAGGACTTGAACTGTGTAAAGAATACGAGAGAAGATACGGCAAAATACACAAAACTAAATCAGTATTAGAATGGTGTTTAACAAATAAACCTAACATACCTGATTTAGGATTAACTCCTCATGCAAAAGCGATGCCTGACGAATATAAGGTTGATGATGTTGTGCAGTCATATAGAAATTATTATAAAGAAGGTAAGAAAGATATTTTGAAATGGAAAGATGGTTATAAACCTGAGTGGCTGTAATTAAGCACAACCCCCTTCTTTACAGAACATTTGTTTTTCCTTTTCTCTTCTTGTTTTTAGACCAGAAAATCCCGGCTTATCACTTTTAAATGATAATATTTTATTTGCAGCACTTTTAAAATCACCCTTTTTAACATAATCAATTACTTCATTTTCAGAACTACCACCTCTTAATGAACCGCAACCGGCATTAAATGCTAATGATGTTAAAGTGTCAAACATACTTTGGGTTATTGGTCTATTAATATTCTTAGATTGCCAATCTGAGAATATTCTTTTAACACAATCAGATGCCGATTGAGCATCTTTTCTTAATATTTTTTCAGCCGTTGATTGGTTTATTTTATTTTTGGGTTTCGCGTATTCACCCGTATGACCCCACCCTATTGTCCAAACATCACCCGGAACTTTATATGATTGTAAAACAGGTTGGCATTTTGATCCGGCTTTACCTTCTTCACATTTTAAAAAATTAATTAATTGTTCTGACGGTGATAAATTTGTTGGATTTTGTAAATTCAAACTTGGTTTGCTATATTGAATATCACCTTCTTGATTAATTGTATGAGGAATATTTTTTTGATTTAATAGTTTTACGATCTCATTTTTTTCTGACTCAGTAAATTCCATAAAAGAATTAACAATATCATAAAAATTTTCCTTATATTTTGTTTCTAATTTCTTATTTAACAATAAAAACATGTTTTTATTAGCAATTTTGTTAATTGCATCATAAACTTTTTCTTCATCAGTTCCAACACCCGAAGTTGCGGTATATATTTGGTCGGCTAATGACTCAATTTTATCTGTCTTTACTTGCTCAATTAATCTTTGTAATTGATTTTCTTTGATGATTAATTCCATACGATTTTATATATTATAAATATGTGTTGATATTAACTTATTTTATTCATATATTTTTGAAAAATTAAATTATGAAAAAAATTCAAGACGGAGATACCGTAAAAGTTAATTACACAGGTAAATTTGAAGATGGTTCAGTTTTTGATTCATCATTGGTTGAAGGAAGACAACCACTTACAGTAACATTGGGTCAAGGACAACTTATCCCTGGATTTGAGAAGGGTCTGATTGATATGGCGGTCGGAGAAACCAAAACTATTGAGATCCAACCAAACGAAGCTTATGGTGAAGTGAATGAAGATATGTATCAAGAAGTTGAAAAATCGGTTTTACCCGAGGATTTACAAGTTGGTATGATGTTGCAAGCTAGCGGTCCGCAAGGTGTTTTTAATGTCTTAGTTAAAGAAATTAAAGAAACAACTGCTGTTTTAGACGCTAATCATCCATTGGCTGGTAAAAAACTATTTTTTGATTTAGAAGTAGTAGAGGTAGCTTAAATCAAAAACCCCGATTTTGGTCGGGGTTTTTTTAAAAATATAAAACATGAAAGTTACAGTTTTAGAAAAATTAGGAGAAGATCTCTATCTTGTTATGTCCGATGATGGACAAACTGCAATTGCCACTCAAACAGATATTGATAATCTTAAAAAAATAGGTAATCTACATACACCACAAAACGAACAAATATCAAATGATTGATATTTATCATCATATATTATATGATGAAATTACAAAAAAAATTTATAAATGAGGTATTAGGAGTTCCTTCTAATATTGAAAATGTCTCAAAAAGATTATTTAATTTCTTTTCTAAAAAAATAGAAGAAGAAGGTCAGAATATTATAGACCCCAATGAAAATTACCAATTTGAACTTCAGGGGAGATTTAAAATTGCTGATTTTAATTTTAATACTATTGATTTAAAATTGGGATTTATAGAGACTGAAAATGTTGATGAAATTACCATAATTAATATGGCGTTAGGTATTCAGGCAAGAATGGATCCCACATCTTTAAAGTTAATATCAAGAAAAACTAAAGGAATTAATTTAAGTGTCCGTTTTGCACTACCTAAATCAAAACAAACCAAATTCTCAGAACTACTTGATTTTGTTCAAATAGAAGAGTTAGAACTTCAATCTTCGTTCTCACATGAATTAATGCACGCATTTGAAGATTACAAAAAACCTTATGAAACTCCTGAAGGGAGGGCAAAATACTCTGCGTTACAAAATGTAAGTTTTGGCATTCCACCTTTAAATGAATTTATTTATTATCTTTATTTTGCATCAGCAACCGAAAATGCTGTTAGACCTTCTGAAGTTAATTCAATAATGAAAAAAGGAGATGTCAGAAAAGATATGTTTGTTAATTTTTTATTGTCAAACAGAGTGTATAAAATGTATAAAGAGATAAGTAATTTTTCATTAAATAATTTAAGAAATGAAATGTTAAATCTTATGCCAAGAATTAATGAAATATTAAGTATGTTCAATGAGCAAGATAATTTTGAAAATGATATTGATAAAGTGGATAGAATATTAGAATTATATTACATTAATTTAAGTAATGAGATGATTGAACAATATAAAAATTTACTAACTACTGATTTTAATGAAATGTTTATTGGTTTTTCTGGTGATAAACGAAAATTGTATAACGATTTTATAAATGAAACTCAAAGATTTAAAAATAACCCTTTAAAATTTTTTGAATATCAGGAGAAAAAAATAAGAAACGTTTCAAATTATATGTTAAAAAAATTATCTAAGTTGTACGCCCTTATTGAAGATAAAAAATCAATTAAGAATTGGGATCTTCATACTAAAATAAATAAAAAAACTCAGATTGAATCAAAATACAGGTATTAAATGAAAAGGTTGGAACCGTTAATTGAAAAAATAATTTATTATTCGTATAAAGATAACATATTTAACGTAGAATTTAGAAATAAAGAAGTTTATTTGGGATCATCTCCTGAACTGCCTGAAGAGGAAAGAACAATAAACCAAACGGTGATTATCATAACTCTTAATAATTTGGATTCCAAATTCCAAAATTATGAATTGAAAAATATGCGTAGAGAGATTATAAATAAAATAGATAGTATTTTTAGTCTTAATTATATGTATTATGGTTCAAAGTGGGACTTTGAATTTAAAGTCGCTGAAATAAATAATTTACTATGAAAAAATTAGATTCAAATATAGTCAAAATACAAAAGATAATGAGGGTCTCTAATTTGATTACTGAAGCATCCAAAAAGGATGTATTGGTTAATAAAATTGGATTATCAGAAGAACTCGCCAATTATTTTGATGAAAAATGTGGAGGTTTAGCGGTTATAATGTTTAAAAAAATGATGTCATATCTAAAAGATAGATTTAGAGATTTTAATACCAATTACAACGATAAGGATATAATTGACATTATGAATAAAAATAAGGGTCCTGGTTATACAGAAAAAGAAAGATTGCAATCTATCATGGATTGGGTTAGAGTTGGTCTTAATGGAAGATTAAATCAATATCAAGATTTAGGTTTTTATGAATTATATGAAAAATCAAAAGAATGGCATGATTCATTAAATTTAGGACAAGGAGATATTAATTACAAAGAAGAAAATGATATTATAAAAGATTTCAGAGATGAAAAAGGTAATGGATTTTATTGGGCTGACTTAAATACAAATTCTTCAGATGAAGAATGTAAAAGAATGGGTCATTGCGGAAGGACAGGTTCAAATAACAATTTATATTCATTAAGAGAGCAAAGGCAATTACCTGGTGGTAAATTTTCATTGAATAAAAGTCATTTAACCGCATCTATAGGTAATGATGGAACATTATATCAATTAAAAGGACCTAAAAACAGTAAGCCTCAAGAAGAATATCATAAATACATTTTACCTTTATTTTTTGTTTTGGGTGGAGGTGGAGAACAAGAAGACTATTTAATACAAGGGTTTGGTTCAGAATACGCCTCAAATTTGGATTTCAAAATAACCGACTTACCTGACGATACAATAAAGGAACTTTATACTCAAAGACCCGAACTTTTTAGTGGTTACTCTTTAAGAAAAAAACTTAGAGATATGGGTCTTATAGAGATGCCTTCTTTTGGTGAATTTATACTTGAAATTCCAACCAAATATATAGACAACTATGTTGACGGAGATTTTGTGACACATACAAGAAGATGGACGGATGAAAATGGAAATAAAAGAGAAAAACGTACATATTTTTTTGAGGCGTTATTAACTGACCCTTGGGATTTTTGGGATAATTGGGACAATCAAGATTGGAAATCCGCATTGGAATATTATGTAGATAAAGAAAATGAAAAAAAGATTAGAGATTATCTTATGAGCTTAGCAGAAAATCCTTCGGAATATGAAGACATATCATTGGAGGAAATGGTAGATGAATTAGATGATGATAACCAAGTTCAGAATGCTTTAATGTCAGCTGCGAATGATTGCGAACGCGATGATTATGTCAATGCTTTACAAGAACATATGAAAGAACTTTTAGAACTGTATGGCGATGTAATAAAATTAGATGATCAAGGTGCTGAAATCAAAGTTGATTTAGAAAACTTTATTGATAACAACGTAGAAAATGATGAATGGTTATTTGAAGTTATTGATAATTGTGGTGAAAAAAGTTCAGAATGTATATTTTCAGAGATAATTTCAGATTATGGTTTTGATAAACCAAAATGGAATTTTGATGATAGGTTCATTCCAGATGTAGATGAAAGATTGTTTAATGAGGTTTTGTCAGATAGATTGAGCGATTTCATTAAAAATTAGTCGGTTTCCTTTGAAGCGTATTTAACACCCATTATTGTTCCTATAATACTAAAAGCATTTGTAAGTAATATACCAAACATATTAGACCAAGTAGAACCGATTATTTGAGTGTCTTTATTATTATATAAAGCGATACCATACATTATTGTGGTCACCAATCCAACTGTTATAATAACACCTAAAGAAACCTTAACTATTCTTTCAATCAATCTAGTTTGTGTCTTTTTTTGAAGAACATCTAAATCACTTTCAACTATTTTTTTTGCATTTTCAGCTTCAATTCTAGCCTGTTCAGATTTTAACATTTCCTGCTGTAATTCCAAACTTATTTTTTCATTTTCATCTCTCCATAAAATTAATTCTCTGTTTTGATGCTCAAGTTGTAATTTTGTGTCCTCAACAGATGATAAACTTAATTTAAGTTCGTCCAAAATTCTTTGATTTTCTAAATTTAAAGATACTAACTCCTCGTTTTTAAATTGGATCTGTTTTGTAATATCTAATCTTTTTCTTCTATGTTCTTTATCCTTTTCTAAACAAGTTTTAATATACTCCTCAAATTGTGTGTCACCAGAATAATCAATAACTCTAATAATATTTCCCTCAAGACATATGTTTTTTGTCTCACAGAGATTTATTAGTTGTTGCCTTACTTGTTTG